AACACGACGACTTCAGGCCGGCGCAATCCCTGCCCGGCATGACGGCCCCTTAGCTCAACTGGATAGAGCAACTGCCTTCTAAGCAGTAGGTCGCAGGTTCGAGTCCTGCAGGGGTCGCCAATCATTTCAAGCACTTAGCGACATTTCCTGAATCGGCAGTTTGCAGTTTTCTGGCGCAGTTTGCAGAATTCGTTCTGCGGGCGTTCTGGTGGTGCAACTTTTGGGTGATTGGTTGGAAAAATAAGCGGCAATTAATTGCCGATCGAATTATCTGATAATCGCCAATACAATTAGATAAATAATTAATAAGTGCAAATTGGAGGGAAACCGACTTGACGGAATCGTCATTTTGGGGATAACTGTGTACTAGTTAACAAATCCCTAAAATTTCTCTTGCCGAATCTGTCGTTGTCTGGAAAAGATGAAGGCCGAAACGCGTGGTGCGTTTCGGCCTTTGTGATTCTGCTTCGGTTATCCTGGTCGCCGAAGCAGTACAGGATTGAAGCGGTAGTCGTAGCAGAGCCGTGATAGTCCTCAAAGGCCCATAATTCAAGGCCAGAGGGCAAAAAAACTATGTCTAAGGCGCAGTCTGGAAATAAAGCATCGTCTATTGCAGGCAAGGTTCTCGCAGGAACCAAGCCTTCGAAGACCGAAATATTGACCTTGGCAGCGTCCGTGCTCCGGCAGGACGAAACTAAGGGCAAGCGCTAATATGACTGGCGGGGAGCCACTAACTCCCCGCCTTTTAACTTTCGGCGCGGTAGATTGTTCCGTCAGGCCGCATCCTCCATGCGCCATTTCAGGCAAACGTCGAGCTGGCAGTGCAGGTCAGCGATTTCCCCGGTATTGTGGATCTCGATGTCCGGACGGCCACACCCCGCCTCGCTCTCATGGCTGCCAGCAATCCCGCCACGACCGACTAGTCGCCAAACCACGCCGCCCAGCTTGCGCACCTCGTCGGCCTCATTGGGGAATCGGCAGTCATCGACGACCACGCGGCCGCCTTCGGACAGAATACTACCGACTGCACGAATCCAGAGGCCTGTCCAGAAATTCTTGCCAATGCAGTCTCTGCCGAACTGTGTTCCGAGTAGCTGCATGAATTGTCGTGGTGACTTGCCGCATAGATAGGACAGAGGAACCTCCTTGTAGCTGCCCTCTATCTCATCCTCCGTCATACCCACGGCGCGACACATATCCTTGAGCGGCCCCGCGAACTTCACCAGCTGATAGCCATGCTTCTCGATCAGGTATTTGCTGGCCGTGCTCTTGCCGCTGCCAGCAAGGCCGGTGAGCGCGATGACGGGTGGGAGGATGGCTGTGTTGGCCTTCCCGATCGCCGCGCCGAGCGCGCGAAGCTCTTCCGGCACGTTATCATTAGCTGGTACAGCTGTGAGGCAGCCGGTGTCTTTGGATGCCACGGTTTCTCCGAGCGTGAAAGACGCTCGGAAGTCCGCCATCGCTGAAGCATAGGCGGCGCGGTTCTTTTCAGCGAGTTCGTCGAGCTTATCCAAAATGTTGGTCATACCGTCTCCTCAATCTTCTTCTCTTCCTCGACACGCGGATTCACGACCGGCCTAAACCGGCGCAGCGCAAACGGTGGATCCTCTTCGCCGAACTGCGGGCAAACGCCCCGGTTCACGCCGGCCAACCTGATGCCAAGATAATCGCCGCCGATATAAGTGCGGCACATGCCTACCCACGTTGCGCGGTAGACCTCCCCGGCACGGATGCCGAGGTATTGCTCTGGAAGGGTGGTGTCGTCGATGCAGACGACCTCGTCGCCAGGGCAGATGGTTGTCACGCTCGCGTCCTCCGTCCGCACTCATGGCACTCTAGGTAGCGGTCGGCCATCGCCTCGGACGCGCCAAGTGTTATTGCTCCGAAAAACAGACGCGTGGCGATCCCGTCGCGATCACCTACGCCGAGCAGGTCGGTGATGCGGTTGTGCTCTGTCTTTTTCTGGCAGGTTCGGCAGAAACGGTTGCTCACGCCGCCCTCCCCGCCATCAACGCATCAAACGTCGCCAGAAACTCCAGCTCCGCCTCCTCCGGCGACCAGTACCGCAACCGAACGCCAAGCGGCTTATCGTGGCGAGCGTGCCAAGGCATCTCGCGCAGGTTAACAAGCTCGTCGGCGATGATGTGGTTGTCCGCGTCATGCACCGCTTTCGGCAGCTCTCGGTCTAACTGAAACCGAGCCGCGATCGCCAGCCAGTTGTCTTGCTCGATGGCTCGGTAGTTCGTCAGGTACGGCTTGAGCGGGCGCGGAATGTCTACGCAGTACGCTTCTGGTGCATCGTGCAGAAGGCCAGCCAATGCTACCTCAGGCGCGTGCGTGGCCGCGAGGTGACGGGCAATCAGGACTGAATGTTCGGCGACGCTGTAGAACTTGATGCAGTGCCCTGCGTAGCGGCATTGCAGGCCGAGCGAATGGGCGATGTCTTCGATGTAGACTTCGTGCGGCCTCGGAGACATCGGCCAATATTTGCGACCGGTGAACGTTTGCATGAAATCGCCGGTGCGGGGCAGACCCGCGTTCCAGTCGCGCTTTGGTGCCGGTTGCTCGGCAACTGGCACGTTATCATTGGCCGCCACGTACTTGTCGAGCGGGCCGAATGTGGTTGTGGCTAGTTCTGCCGGAACGGCTTTTTCTCTTCGCATGAACATCAAAACGCCTTCCCACCAGCCTTAAGCCGGTTTTCGATCTTGTGGTCAGGGCGGTTGGCATTGAATGCCATCTTCTCGACGACGGCGCCGCCGAGGTCGTAGCCAAGGAACGCTGCCAGATCGCCGATCCGGATCATCGCATCGGCAAGCTCGACTTCAGCCATGGGTCGGTGCGGCAGCTTGTCGTCCATCAGCAACTTGCCTGGCTTTGACTTGCGATAGCCTTCCATCGCTTCGCTGATCTCGCTGTGGATCAGGCAGAGCATTTCAGGCACGTTGCGGTCCAGCGCCTTGCCTGTGGCGAGGTCGGTGTACCAGCCCGCTCGTCGGCTTGCTGCGTGGCAGTCAGCTGCGAACAGGTTGATGGCTGCGGCGTGGTGATATTCCACCTCCGTAGCAAGTTTCAACGTCACGACGTTGTCGGCCATTCTGATATCTCCTCAAGTGTGGTGGTTGACCGCCAGTTGGTGGCTGGCGGATCGGTGGCTTAATCTAAAGATTCGTGATAACTACCGTCTGTAAACTTGGAGAACGGAAATGCGGCAGTTTGAACTATGGGTCCCGCTTGAGGACCGCTGCAAATTCTCGGGCCAAACTCTCTTCCTCGGAGCAGACAGCGTGACGCTCCCCACCGATGTCCTCGCCCATATTTTAGTGGAGCGACCAATTACTCCTAGATCAACAGATCCCAATGTCGCCGACGACATGTCACGATCGGGATGGGCCGTAGTTCAGTTTTCATCGTAACTACGAACAGATCACGCCGCCGCCCTCGCCGGCTCATTGTCATTCGCAGCCGCATACCGTCCCGCGACCATCTCTGGACGCAACGTGGCGCGAGCCACTTCGCCGAAGCGACGCGAATATGTGATGACCTTGGCAGATCGTCCGGAGAGCCAGCCGCCGCCAGCAGCATAGGCATCAGGCGCAGCAAGTGTTTCGTGGCGCTCGACATACATCAGCGCCGACTTGCGGCCCTCATCGCTGTGCAGGTGCCCGACGTGAGCAAAGGCGTACTTCGAGGCACCGAACATCTCGCGGAACATTCCAGCCAATGTCGCGTCCACCTGGGCCACCCCGCGTTTATGGCCGTGGTGATAGAAGAGCGCTGTGTCGCCCCACTTGTAGGCGTAATAGAGCATCGGGCTGGTATCGACCGACACGCGCGGCTCGTTTTCGTAGATCGTCGCCAACAGTTCGCGGACCCATACCGATGAGGCAGGATCGTGGTTTCCAGATGCCATGACGACGTGAACATGCTGGTGCTTCTGGAGCAGCATGTCGACGACGCGCCTTAGGGTACGGATGACGACGCGGACCACCTTATGCAGGCGGGAATCGGCGTCCAGAACGTGCTTGTGCGCCGGCGTCACGCTCTCGAGGGCATCATGGTGCAGTAGATCCCCGAGCTGCGCTAGGACGGCTGTGTGAGCCTGCGGGGCGCCTGCCACAGCGGCGGCGAACCAATCCAGCAGCAACTGCTCGGCCAGACGAAGATCGTAGTCAGCGCCCGTTTCTTCGCGATGGGCCAGCATCCCGAAATGGCTGTCCGTTACAACGAACTGGTTGAGCAAGTCTTCTTCGACGTGCTGCGGCGCAGGCATGATGGTGATGCGCGGCAGGTCTTCCTTAAGGCCGTCGACAAGAGCACGAAACGCAGCCAACTGCCCTTCCGCATCAACCGCCGTCTTCTGCCATTGCTGGATAACGCGCCCATCAGCATCAACGAGCGCAGACACGCCTTTGATAACATGGCCGTTGGGGATGGCGAACTTCTCGCCGCGCTCTGGCGCTTGCTGGATGAACGTGCCGCTCGGCGTGTTGCTGATACGGCTGATGCGAAATCCCGGCAGGACAGGTTCGGTTCCAAGAAGGCCAGCCTCGGCTGCGCGCTTCAGGCTTTCAGAAAGAGCGGACTTCTTGATGCCGAGCGCTTCGGCCGCCTTAACAAGCGTGCCGTGCTCTCGGTAGGCGTCGGCTCTCCGGCGTAGTTCTTCGGTGGGGAGTTGCATGCAGTCTCCTCGATGTGGTGGTTGAGGCCGCTTGGTGAGCGGCCTTTTGATTTACTTGCGCGCCAGCAACTCACAAACCGCAGCAGACGGCACAACAAAGCCGTATCCGACTAGTGAGCCAGAGAAGCCAATTGGCGCGGCCATCACGCCAACGGTAATGCCGATCAGGTCGCCGCCATCGGCATAGACCGGACCACCTGACTGCCCCATCACCGTCGTGATGTCCGTCACATAGACAGACTTCCACGGTCCAGTTTCGCGAGGTTCGCCGGCAATCTTGCCGTAGGCGGCAACGAATTCGATTTTCAGGGGATTGCCGTAAGCAACGATAGGATCGCCGATCTTCACCGCTCGGCATGACAAGTGAGCAACGCCAAGGCCAGCCGACGACGTGCGCAGCAGTGCAATGTCGTGCGCCTTGTTGGTCCACAGCACTTCGGCTTTGTGAAGCACGCCGCCCTTCGCTTTCACTTGGGCGTCTTTCGCATCGCCGACGACGTGCGCAGCTGTGACGATAAAGCCGTCGCCGATGTGGACGCCGGAGCCGTGGCCATTTTCAAGTTGTATCTTAACGGTGGCCGTTTCTGTCGCCGGCACATTTGGTGGCGGAAGAAGCGCATATGCGGCCGCAGAAGTAGCGGCGACGAGAACGAATAATGCAACGAGAAATGCGCGTGGCGACACAATACGCCGCAGGAATCGTCTGAGCATGATATCCCCTCTTTCTGGCGACCGTGCGCCAATGTGGTGGTGCTTTTGGTAAAAGCAGGCTGGTAAGGCCGACAATCAAGCTAAACTGTTTTTACAAATTTGTCAAGATTTCAAGACTCTACTTGACTCCCTTCTAAAATAAGAACATTTGTAGAACACACGAGGAGTACGCAAAATGGCAGACGCTGAGAAAATCATTGTCGTGCAGTTCAAAAACAGCCGTGGCGGTGTTGTGCCCGGAGAAATGCGGCCAGCCTCAAACGCCGCATCCGCGGAGAAAATGGCAAGCGCCATGGCGTCGCGCCATGTTGGCGTTGCTGCATACGCCGTCACCGTTGACGAGGAGAGCGGCAGCATGGCGAACCCTCGCCTGCTTGTCTCGCACGGGCAAATTGCCGACTTGATGCCAGACTGAATTACCGGCGCGGGGGCGCGCGCCTTTTCAACACAGGGAGAAATTTGAGGCTCTGAAACAGGAGAATGAGAACGTGCGCCCAGAAAGACGAGAGCCGGAAGCCGATCCGGTGGACCACATCATTGCGTGGCACGATGGCGATAGCCGAGCCGCAATTGAAACGCTGATGGAGGACATCCAGCATTTGAGGATGCAGCTTGCGCTGGCGACGGCAGCAATGGGCAGAGGATTTACACGAGGCTGGCTACCGAATGAAGACCGGGATGACAGCAAACGATAACGGCTACGATTACAAGGAACTCGACAGAGAAAAAATATGGGTCATCTGCGAGGATTGTGAGATTCTTCGGTCGTTTGATGGCAAGGCGGTGAAAGCCGAATTTACCGCTACCCCGGCCCCAAGCCCGCTCCGCCTGATTGCGCAGAAGCTTATAGGATGCCCAAAATCGAAGGAAGATTTCGGCCCACGATGCAGGATGAGCTACTATTGGACCTTCGAGGAGCGAACGGAAAAAGCGGCGCAAGAAGAAGCAGCTGGTGTGCGGGTGTGCGATCTTCGCTCTTGGGAAGTCGTTGTGGCCGGGTGTGGATCCTGCAAGCATGTGACGGAGTTACCACGCTGGAAGCTCATAAAGATGGTCGGCGGTAACACGACCCTCCAGGAACTGCAGCCCCGCCTGAAGTGCCGGAAGTGCGGCGAGAAAGGCGGCTCCTACATCACAATTGCAAAATTGCCGAGGTGAGCATGTGTAACTTGTACCGCGTAAAGACCAATCAGGAATCGATCCGCGACATAGCGGGCATCATGCAGGAGCGGCTCAACCTCGAGCCAGACGTTGAGGTCTATCCAGACCGGCCAGCACCAGTGGTGCGCAACGGAGAAAGCGGCCGCGAGCTTGTTGGGCTCACATGGGGTATGCCGTCGCCGCAGTTCGTGACGCAGGGCAAACCCGATACAGGCGTCACCAACATTCGCAACGTCACCTCGCCGCACTGGCGCCGATGGCTGCGGCCCGAAAACCGCTGTGTCGTTCCGTGGACAACCTTTTGCGAGTGGGAAGACACAAAGCCCCGGAAGACCAAGCGATGGTTTGCGCTCAATGAGGAAACTCCCCTCGCCTTCTTCGCCGGCATCTGGACAGAATGGCATGGCGTGCGCGGATCAATGAAGAACCCGCGCGAGGGTGATCACCAGCTTTACGGATTTCTGACAACTGACCCGAACAGCATTGTGAAGCCGATCCACCCAAAGGCTATGCCGGTCATTCTGACAAACAAGGATGAGGTGGAGATGTGGCTGACCTCACCGTGGGAGGAAGCAAAGGAGCTCCAGCGGCCTTTGCCTGACGACGGCCTCGTGCTGCTTCCGGTCGAAGACGAGACCAAGACGGCCGATTTATTCGGATAGGAGACGAATATGCATATCCGTCCTTACATTCTGGAAAATCACGGTGTCTACCCGAAGGTGCTGCTGGAAGACGGCGACTTCTTCGGAGTCCAGAAAGCCATCCATGAGGACATCGACGCGCGACTGCTCGCGGAGGTGGATCGGGAATCGGACCTCACCGCTTATTCCGGATATGTCGCCATGGAACTCTGGGCCGATGACGACGACATACCGACCGGCGCAAAGATTGAGATTTTGTTCAGCGAGCGAAAAAGCATTGCTGCCCTTCTCTACGACCACCCCAAGATTTCCGACGCGTTCATAGAGTGGGTGTTTTGCACCTCACCCGACGATGCCTTGACCGAGTGGAAGAGGAAGGTTCGCTGGCCGCTGATTGAAACGTCGCGGGGACCGGTAGAGATTATCGGGGATACCCATGCATGAGCGACCAGACCGATAAGGCCGGCGACGGCATTCATGAAAACCACTGGTGCGAGCATCCCGCCTGTAAGAAGTGGGGCGGGTTCGGGTACAGCCGCAGCAAAGCCGAGAAGTCATCCTGGCATTGCTGGGAGCATTATCCGCAGAGGGACATGTTCAAATCCGGCCAATCAACAGGCCACCAATCCGCTTGAGTGCATCAGCAAACGATACCCCGAGGGCAACGCCACCGATCCCGATCATGCTCAAGGCACCAATGCCCATCAGCCGCCAACGCCGGACATCGTCCGTAACAGGCTTCATTTCGGCTACATCCTCGTTCACAGAGGCAACGGAGCTTTCTACCCGAGCGATCCTGTCAACCGCCTCATCAAGCCGCCTGTGAACCCCTGCGCGGCTTTCTGCGGACTTATCCTCTGAACGTTGGAGAGATGCCTTCATTTCTCGCATGTCGTCCTGTATGCCACGAAGGCCGGCGACAAGTTCTCCAAGCTGCCGATGAACTGCAGCGTCTATTTCAGGTGCCATCGGCAAAACCCTTGCAATGCGAGTAGAAGAAAGCCCCCGGCCATAGGTCGGGGGTGATGTGTCAGGCGAGAAGTGGCGGCACGAGCGGCGCGGACACCCCGGTTTGAAGCTGATACGCAAGCCCGGTCAGATGCAGTTTATCCGTAGTAAAATAAGTCGAGTTGTTGGGGTCGGCCAGTTGCGGGATGGCGTCATAATCCGCAATACCGTCCGCGAACGTCGACCAGTTTGCCCGAATTTGCGAATTTACAGATTGCCGATATGTCTCAGCCTGCGCGGTGTACTGCGCATCGAGAGCTTGGATAACGATGGTCGAGATGATGACCTTGACACCAATACTCCGCAGCCATGTGCAATATGCCACGATTGCGTTGTAGATAACCGTGTCCGTCGTCCCTCCCCGAAGGTCGTTAATCCCCGCATTCACGCGGGCGACTCTCTTCGTTATCTCGGGATAGGCGTCCATCAACTCCTTGATGCGGTTTCGGTCATTGGTGGAGTTAAGAGCCGTCATTGTGATCGACGGCTGGCCGCAGTTAAATATGGCCGTATCTACCGGGTTACCGAGCGCGCCGAAAAGCTGGTCCGGTTCCGTGGCCGTCATACCTAGGCCGGGAACATAGATTGCCACGCTGCCCTGCCCTGCCGTCCGGCTGTCTCCAATCATGAAGACGCCCTTGGTCTGGCCAAGCTGAAGGGCCGCGACGGCTTCAAGCGACCGCCCGACAGACGCCATTTCTGCCTCGGTCAGCGCCCGTGGGAAGATGGCCACCGCCATGATCTCGCTGTAACCGTTACCGTTCTCAATGGTGCCGCCTGTGAGCGTGCCAGCCGTGAGAGCGCCGGCCACAGTCTCGATGACGCGATTGTTGTAAAACTTCACGTCAGAGGCGCCGCTGGAGTAGCCCATGATGGCCACACCCGACGTCTTGGGCGCACGGCTCTGAACTTTGGAGGCATTGCCATTCGCCGTATCAAGGATGCGAGCGCCACCCCCAGCCGTCGCCGTGTCTGGCGTCGTGGTGCCGTAGGATAGCGTTGTTCCCATCCTGATCCAGTAATACGAGGCGCGGGCCAGATGCGGGCGGAGAACCAGAAACACCGAGTGGTTGGCGCGATCGACAGAAAGGCCTGACGGAATGGTGTACTGGATGTTTGGACCGGCCGTAAATGGCAGAGCCGCTCCGGCCAACTGCGACCGCTGGACGAAGGCGCGAGAACCGTGTGTCGCCTGCACAGGGTCAAAGGCGTTCCCGGATTGGTCGAACGGAGTATCAACGCGGGCCGATACGTTCTGGCCGCCGACGTAGGTTTCAATCGCCGCCAGATCTAGCCGATTACTCGCGTCCCAGCCGAAAGTCTGCGGCGTGGTGGGGTTGGCGTTGCGCGCCACTTTAGCGGCACTTCCTGCCCAACCATTCAGGCGAGCTGTACTGATAAAAAACAGAGGCGCGACAGGGAGGCTCACCGGGAGCTTTGGGCCGCCCGGCTTACCAGACAACCCGAGAGACAGGCCACCAAGACCAGTAAGGCCGCGCAAACTCATGCTGCGATCCACTGCAGTTTATCGCCGGGAGCGACATACACATCGTAATCAACTCCGGCAGGGACGAGGAAGCGCGTGCCTGAAGTTGCGTTTGGTGCTGCGCCAATAGACACCCACGAGTCCGCTGCTGCGCGAACGCGGAAGACCGGCTGGCCTCGCTGCCCGTCGAATCCTGGCGCTACGTTAGTAGTGGTGACACCTGTTGCCGGCGATTCCGACCACTGAATCTTGCCGAGCACAGTCTGTGACCTGTCTCGCATATATCCTGCGCCAGCGTAAGCGCTGATGACGTGAAGTCCCGAAAATGCCATTATCAAATACCTCGATTACGAAGCCCTGCTACGAGGGCGCGGTTGGTTTTCGAACGCCCTGTCGAGCCGCTCGTTCATACTTTCAATGCGATTGCCGATGCCCTCGATTGCGCGAAGCAACTGCGCGGTCTGCTCCTGCATGCCGGCCTTGGTGGCGTAGGTCTCGGCAACGTGGGTTTTGTGCTGCGCCAGCTCCTCCCTCGCCAAAGATGCCATCGCCGATGCAGCTGACGCAGCCGCAGACGCCTCGGTCTTCGCAGCACTGATTTTTGCGTCGACGTACTTCCACAGGCCGAAGATGAAACCGAAGACCAGCACGAAGAAGCCGACGGCGCCCATGATCTCCGCGCCGGTCATGGCTTCACCCCGCACAGCTTCTGCAGCTTCTCATTTTCAGTGAGGATTTGCCGCTTGGTTTCTGGCGTCATCTGGTCATCGACTGAAGGGCGCACCGGGCGCGCGATGTCGCAGTAGCTACCGCTTGTCGCGCATCCACTTGCCAAGAGCGTCATCAACGCCAGCGTCATCCAGATTCCTGATTTCATTTTCAACATCCCCGGCCTTCTTTACGGCCTTGGCATTCGCTGCGGCCTGTTCGTCTTTTGCCGCAGAGCGCCCTGCCCTCTGGCCATACAAAAAGACGCCCGCGAGGATCGCGAGCGCTGTACCGATTGCGGCTAGGTAGCCTTTGAGTTTTGCCCACAGGAGGATCAAACCGCCACCTCCTTGCCGCGCCAGCTATTCCACCGGCGGGCGATCACATCGCGATTGCGGTAGGCCACAAACGCAACAGCGGCCAAAGCCGCACCGGCGACAATCCAGCCCCAAGGAAGGCCGGCGACGAAAGCGAGCAAGCCTGAGCTTGCAGCTGAGCCGACACCCTTGGTAACGGCTTCCTTTGCTGCCGAGGCGTCGCGCCGAAGCTGTGCGAGCGTGGCGGGACCAATGATGCCGTCGGCGATCAGATGTGGGTGGGCCTTCTGGTATGCGATCACAGCGGCCTTGGTCTTCTCGCCCATCCAGCCGTCGATCGCACCGGGATTGAGGCCTGCCGCCGTTAGCAGCTCCTGCGCTTCCTTCACAACCGGATCCGGTTGGGCGGGCGGCTCTGCCGTCGCCTCCTTCGTTGCGCTGGTCACACCGGTGTAGATGCCCTTCTCGAAAAGCAGAGCTTCCTCCTTGCGGCGACGCACGAGACCCGGCAGTTTCTTGCCTTTAGCCGTGTTGTAGTTGCTGGCGAGATGAGCGGCGGCCTTCTTGATCTGGCCTTTGCGCCAGAACTCGGCCCACGTCCACTTCATGGCGCCGACGCCGAGATTGAACGTCACCGAAGCCGCTGCATCGAGCTCGTGCTGCTTCCGGTTCTCAGGAGAGCCGGCAACCACGGACGGAACGTATTCGGCGGCAAGCACGGCATCGAGGATCGCATCGCTCTGTGCGGCGGTAATCTTGGTCTTGCCTGGCACCAGCTTGGTAATACCTATCTTTGCAAGCTCGCGGCGCACGGAATCGCTACGCATGGTAAAGCCCGTACCGATCGTCGGAATGCCGACGGGATCGAGATAGGCAGTGAGCGGATTGCCCTCATGCAGGCGCACGAAAGCCCTCCCCTGTGTGGAGATTTTGGTGATTGGCATGGGTGTTCCTTGAGTTGGGAATAGTCACGGGAGGTATATCCCGTGCCATCGCATCCTGATTTTTACGGGTTGTTTCTCGGCGACTACGAGGCCGATTCGTTCATCCGGCATTCATGCGCCAAAAGCCACCTTGCGCGCGGTCGCTCCGCCCAGCGACCTGACAGAGGCCCGCAGCCAAGCCCCCAAGCACCTGCGGGCCTCTATTTTTTGGCGACGCAAGTCTCTCTAAAAGATGGACAAATGGTAAGTTGTGAACCCGCGTTTACGGCTTTAAAAGCGACGCCGTCGCGCGTCCCCTGAAACAGGCCGCGGCATTGGGGTCCGCCGCTTGGCGGAGTGGCGGGCCTCTCCAAAGATTCTGGTAGCGCTTCTCAATCAACAGGACCACACTCGCGCCGCCGTGGCCATCCCAATCTCCACGGTGTGGAGGCCTGTTGCCTACGAGGGGCGATGGGTCTCCGCTCTTGGAACGAATTCGAATACCGCGCGTTTGACGTTGCTGTGCTGTGTATTTTGTAGACAGCACTGGGGCTCGCGCCCACCCCCCCGGTTCCCGTGCGAGCCTCTTTTAGCTTCACACCATGAGCGCGTGGTTATGCTGCCGGGCAGCTGATGGTTTCTAGTAATGGCGCGAGATGATACGCGTGCTGAACTCATTCTTGATGATGGCCGGTTCACTGAGAATCAGCCAAAAAAGATAGCCCAAACCACCTAGAATCGTGGCGCAACCAACGACGAGAAACGCGATGCCGAGATACATTAGCGCCAAGTGACCATTGTTCATCTTTATTCAGCCAGTAGCGTTGAGTAGCTGCTACATTACTTGCTGAGCTATTCTTTTTTCAAGATGGTGCCCGACTTCATTGATCCGATAATCGGTCCAGACCGAATTTCAAAGCGCTTCCCCAGCGCAGCCTCCACTGCCCTCTCATGATTGTGGGTTATGGAACCCTTGCGATTTGCAGGGCCGTACTGATGTTGACGCACCACAGCTGACCAAACGCCTGAGCGTCTGCCATCAGTTGCGGATAATCACGGCAGTTGAGATTTTCTGGTAAACTCGCAAGGCGCGCGCATTAGAAAGTTTCGGCTCCACTCACAGCAGAATCGAAAGGCCGAATTGGCATTCGTCGGAGCACCGTGCCTATAAAACCGCCACCTCTGCCTCTGGCGTGAGCAAGCCAATCTCCTAATAGTCTCTTAACGTTATCAACAGCGCGAAGGCGATTCTGTTACTTAATGGACACACTACGATCGCTTCATGCCCCACCGAGCACACTAAAACAGTGAAACATGATTGCGGTGTCTGAAGACTTTCTGTCATTTACCGAGTCAGCGCAGGGCTAATGAGGCGGGGACAACCAGTTTCGGACTTTGCGTTGGTGGAAATAAATTTTGACTGGAGGTCAACCATGAACATTAAGAGCCTTTTGATCGGCTCCGCTGCAGCTCTCGCAGCAGTATCTGGCGCACAGGCTGCCGACGCTATCGTCGCTGCTGAGCCTGAGCCCTTGGAATACGTTCGCGTTTGCGACGCTTTCGGCACCGGCTTCTTCTACATCCCCGGCACCGAAACCTGCCTGAAGTTCGGCGGCTACATCCGTTTCCAGACGAACATCGGCCGTGACGAGTTCAACTCTGGCCGTGGCACTTCCGATTGGGATTCGTTCACGCGCGCTCAGTTCGAAGTTGACACCCGTACGGACACCGAACTCGGCGCCCTGCGCGGCTTCATCGGCTTCCGCGGCAACGCTGACGGCGGCACCGCTGGCCCGGTTGCTGGCACCGGCAACACCGGTTCTGGCGTTCACGTTGACCAGGCCTTCATCGAACTCGGCGGCCTGAAGGTCGGTAAGTTCTACAGCTGGTGGGATGATGGCCTCTCTGGCGAGTCCGACGTTCTCTCCACGAACGCTCTCTTCAACTCCATTCGTTACACCTACGACGCTGGTTCCTTCTGGGCAGGCGTTTCGGTTGACGAACTCGAAGGCGTTCGCGTTGGTTGGGACGAAGAAGACAACAACGTTGGTGTTGCTCTCGGCGCAGGCGCCAAGTTCGGCGCAGCTTCCTTCCAGCTCATCGGCGGCTACGACACCGACCGCGAAGAAGGCTCTGTTCGCCTGATCGCAACGGCCGACGTTGGTCCTGGTACCCTCGGCTTGGCCGGCGTATGGGCTTCCGGCCCGAACGCTTACTACACCGAGTCCGAGTGGGCAATTGCTGGCGAATACGCCATCAAGGCTACCGACAAGCTGACGATCACCCCCGGTGCTCAGTACTTCGGTAACTACTACGCTGGTGGTCCTGACTTCACCAACGACGACGCTTGGCAGGCTGGCGTGACGGTTGACTACAAGATCACCAACGGCCTCTCCATGAAGGTTGCAGCTAACTACCTCGACGTCGACAACGTTGACGAAGAGTGGAACGGCTTCATCCGTCTGCAGCGTTCGTTCTAATCTGATCTGACATTGTCAGTGACGGAAGCCCCGGCAGTAATGCCGGGGCTTTTTTACTTTGAAAAATCCACAAGACAGCAGCATCAAAAGATTGTAATCTTGCTTCGATGTTCTAGCGAAGATCCACAGCCGAAAGGCTTTCGCCAGTAGATCCCAGTCAATCTCCTCGGCCCGTCCCTGGGTCGAGGGGAAGGCCTCCCAAAGTGGATATTTTTGGTGATTGGCATTTGATTTCCTTCGCAAATGTTCAGCCCCGGTTCATCCCTGCCGACGCATTCTCGCAATCATGGAACCGAAGGCACCGACACACGTTTGAGTGCCTCAATGGGAGATGAGATTATGAAGCTTCTGACCGCAGCAATTGCGCTCGTATCGGTCGGTATCCTTAGTGGATGCGTTGAGGATGGCGGGTACCGTACTGGCGGCTATTATTCGTCGGGCGTTTCCTACCGTTCATACGATAGAGACCGCTACTATGGAGACCGGTACCGCCGCGACTATGACCGTCGCGATTGGCGTGATCGGAGAGAATCGAGAGACAGGCGCCAGGATCGTGGGGAGTGGCGCGGCGAACAGCCACGCCAGCCGGAGTCGCAAGGCGGCAACCGCGTCATACGTCCGCACATATTGTATCGAAACGCTGACTAACCGCCGGTAAGCAAGACGGGTGTCGGGTTACGCTACCGGCCAAGCAATACGGGCGATCTCGCCAAGGAACTGCTCGACGGTCGGCTGCTGGCGCTGACCGGCCTGCACCTTTGCAAGTTCGCCGTAAGCGTAAGTCCAGACGTTGTCCCGCCAAGCCACGAAGGCCTGAGCCTCCGCAGCCCATTTAGGTTTTGTCGATCCGATATAGGAGGCAAGCGTGACGCCGTCGCGAAACTGACGCTCGCGCGCCGTGCTGTCGACAAGATCTTGTATGGCGTTCTCGTAGTCGGTGATGGTGAGGGCTGTAGTGGGAGCCTCAGCGGCGACCACGTCTCCGTCAACCCACTTGCGGAGCCCAGGATGATTGATGAACTCCTGCCATTGTTCCTCTGTAATTTCGATGGCCTCAACTGGAATGTTTTCTCCATGCAGTTCGTCAGAATAAAAACCACTCGGGAAGCCATTTATGTCAAAAACTGCCTTATACAACATAATGTTATCTCCCTATCGCAAACCAAGCCAGTTGAACGCCGCCGGCACCCGGAGCACCCCCCGCACTCGACACAAAACGCCCGCGTGCCGCGAATGTTGAGAGTGTCCAACTGTCGGCCCACCCGGTGTAAACAGTGGTTCCATCGGGTGGAGGAGAACTGTTGTTCCCAATGACGGCGTACACCGCAGATGGAAACGCCATCGGGAAGCTTGCACTCACTGCACCGCCGGTCGCAGTGACAAGCCCCCACTGGAATATCGTCCCATCGGGGAGCTTTACGCCACGATTGTTTCCACTTCCCCAACTTGTAAATCCCAAGGTTGCCCACATCGCCGCGCCATCAGCGTCGTCAAGGAGGGTTCGGGCGAACGGCGTCAGGGTGGCCAGTGAAGCCGACGAAGCGCCATTGAAATACGGCAGACGATCAGAAGCAGGCGTCAGATCATGAAGAGCCGCAATAGCTCCGGTGATAGCCTTGATGAGCTTTCCAGTGGTCGCGTCGAACGCAACGGGGAAATTGTCGACGGCGCTGGCAGGCCCAACAACATCACCCGTACCGGCGCCATCCGTACCCTTACGCGCCAGCAGTCGCCAGTAGGCGTTGCTTTCGGTTGGCAAAACCGGAGGCGCGTTGCCCGTGGTCGGCTGAAGCGCAATCCACGTCGAGCCATTGTTGAGAACGATGTCATTCGTCTCATAGGCCGTCGCGCCGCTGTAAGTGCCGCGATCCACGACGCCGGGAGTGCCAGATCGGGCAAAGAGCAGCCACTGCGTGTTCTCGGTCGTCGGAAGCATCGGCGGCGCATTGCCGGTCGTGGCAACCTTGGCAATCCACGTCGAGCCTCCGTACTGAACGATATCGCGGATCGCGTAAGCCGTGCCCGCACTGTAGTTGCCTCGCTGATTGACACCAGCAGGGCCAACTGGACCGGTTAGATAGGACGGCGCACTCCAGTCCCCCGAAGTTGCCGAGTTCTTGAAGTAGAGTGCCGACCGACCATCGCCAATGTCGATGACGAGCACCGCGAAACCTGTAGCGGCGCCGTTATAAGCTGCCCTGCCCGCGAGGTTCGCGACCCACGCATCATACTCAACGCCCTGAACCAGAGCCGCCTTATTGATCGTCCCAAATACACCCGGGCCAATGCCAATCGGGATATCGTCCGTGCCGACCGAGATTTCCGACAAGCTGTCGAGGTTGCCATTCGACAGCGAGGCCAACAGCCGGCGCATCGCCTCAACTGCGGCAATCGTCGGCGAAGTCAGTTCGACTTTATAAGGCGCGTCGGTCTGTGCGGGACCAGGCCAATCGTCAGCAAGCAACAGCTCTGTGTCGCTGATGATCTGCTCGATGACGATCGGGCGGCCAACATGAATGCCGAACTTGTCACCGACCTTGATCGGCGTCAGTCCGGCAACTTCCGTCAGCCAGCCCGTATCCGTACCGGTCACAGTGCGAGAGCCGACAGCGACGGTAGCCGTGCCGTCGCCGTACCAGGTGGTGTTAGCCATTATTCGGATGCTCCGTCGCTGGTCTCGCCTTCATCGCGCGCTAGGCGCAGGTCGGCTTCAAGGCCGTTGATCTTGTCGAGAAGGATCTTGTTTTCCTGCTTCTGCATGAGGAGCTGCTGGGAGAGCAGAAGCGTGCGATTCACCAAGAAGGCTTCGCGCACTTCCGCCTCTTGCAGGATGACCGAAGCGTCAACCTGCATCTGAGTTCCAGTTGTCATTTATCACCCATTTTGAGGTTAGCGCTTCATAACGAAGGCGCGCATATATCCGCCGACCATGCCCGCCGCGTTGCTTGTTGCGGTCGATCTGAGTTGAAACTGATAGGTCGTTTGGGTTCGACCAGACGGCGGCGTGTGCGTCATTACTTCCGTAGATGGAGATGTGGTGCTTGGAGACCCTCCACCAAGAACGGTTCTTTGTCTCAGTGCAGCGCCGTCCTCCACGGCCCATATTCTGTACTCGGCGTTTCCGGCTGTGCCCGCGCCCACCGCCCCATTGAACATAATTTCAATGAGGGGCGCTCCGGCACCATGAAAGCTGGTGAACGACAGCACTGTCGTGAAGGTTGTCGAGAAAATGTCTCCACTGTTGCCGCTTGTCGCGTCATATCGAGTCACCGCGCCCGGATCGATATTCGATGTTCCGACGGTCAGGGTGCCGATGTAGGCGCTCGAAATATCGACGTTGCCAAGCACACCAGACAGCGCCGAAAGCTGGTTGACCCTCACCTCATCGAGATAGAGGACACCCGACTGGAACACGAATGGCCGTTTTATGGTGGCGTCGTCATCACTCACCATGACAACCTGACCGGCCTTCATGATGATGCGCGTCGGGCTTGCCGGGTTTGACGGCACGTCCATCAGGAATGACGCCGATCGATATTGACCGTCATTCACAGCTGCCGTAACGCCATACCGAGCCGCGTAGCCAGCTGGCGTTGCAAGAGCAGCCCAAGCGATATTTACAGAGGCGCTATTCCCGCCCAACGCCGCCGTCAGTGTCTCGACCTTGCCAGCAACGGCCATGGTCTCATTCACGGCAAGCTGGATATCCTCACGATATTCAGCACGGGCCGCGCCAAGCTCGACAGACATCTCTCTCGCGAGATTGCGAGTGTCTTTGTAGGCAACAACCGAAAGCTCCATCATCCCCGCGAGGATGCCGTCAATAGCGTCCTGTGCGGTTCTGGTGCTGTTGCGGAGCCAGCCGAGGGCTTCTTCAATACCAGTCAGATCGACGTCGACAAACACATCTTTGTCAGAAAGCAAGATGTTCGGCGTGGTGACAGGTATGAAACCAGACCACAGCACTGGCCTGTCTCCGCCAGGAATGTAGCGTCCGCGAACGACGTAATCCTCATTCGGCAACAGGCTCTGCGAAATGAGCATCGAGCCCACTTGTGGTTGGTCCGTTCGACCTTCGGAGATTTTCTCCAGCGTTGACTGTAGCCGCACCTCGTATTCAATACCGATCACGTCATCGAGGCGCCCATCGCTATTGTCCCACGTCAACCGAATAGCCGGCCGGCGATCCTCGCCGGAGCTATCCTTGACCGTGGCAGGTTCTGCGAACCAGTCGACAATTGGCTGTGGCGTCGGACGAATGACGCCAAGCTGGCCGTCAACTGGCGGCTTGAACTCGGTGTCGCTGCTCCAGTCGTAGTCAGCCGGGTCTACTTCCGTGATGTCGATCATGACATCAAGATTGGCACGGTCGGCAACGCCGTCGATCCGCATCAGCTTGGCGATGTAGCCGTTGCGCTCTGACGTCCACGAAAACACCGTGCCGGGCGTCGCGTAGGCCCAGAACTTCGGCGGCAGCACGATGGTATGCCTGCGGAAGCGACGGGCCTCCTCCAGCGCAGATTTCATCAGGCGCTGAACCTGCTCCGGATATGGAACGAAGTTCAGGTCGACATCAGCCATCAGGCGGCGGTTGCCGTCGATCGCCTCAAGGTCCGTCCGGTAGAGCGGCGGCGCGGTCTTCGCGACCCAGCCATCGGCTGGTGAAGGATAGTTTGCCGAAACGCCGTTGATGGTGTCGGCAAGCCCGAGGAAAGGCGTAAATTCCTGTTCTTCGGTGGAAAGGATATCGTCATCGGTGAAGGCAATGACTGGAGCGTCAGGTGCACCGGAGTGGAGATAATAGACGCCGCCAACTTCCGAAATCCTGCCTTGGCAGGCCGTCAGCAACGCTTCGATAGCGGACGTGAGCGGCGCTTCGACCTGTATCTCGCCGCCGCTGCGATAGGTGTTCACCCAGCCGGTCGACTCCAGTGTGCCGGCGCGATGCTTCTCGATCTGGGCGATCCATGCTGCAGCTGGCAGGCGGGACGATGACAGGTTTTGCAGGCCATAGAACCACTGGCCGTTATAGGTGATGCCGCGCAGTAGATTGTAGATCTGCACTGAAGGCAGGAAGTCACCGTCGCCGCCCCATGTGGACGGGTCAGCCCAGCGCTGGCCGCCAACGCCGCCGACTGTGCTGTCGCGCGACGGATCGTAGAGGCGCATACCTTCAAGAACAAACTTGAAGGACGGCACACCGGAGAACATGTTCTTCGAGACTCGAGCCGTGACAATTGCATAAGCAACACCGCGCCCGATGCGATCGGGGTTCCACCACCTGTTGCCGTTCGACACGGACGTAAACAGGAAGCTGTCAGCTGTTGTCTGCGTGCCGTCGTAAAACTTGACCCAGAGGCTGTCCGGATACTCGTTAATAGCGTAGCCGCGATCCGTCAGGCCGCCAAGCGTCGCGCGCTCGCCGTTGACCCAGACTTCAGCGAGACCGCGCACGGGCATATCCGACAGCGCGATAACCTGCGTGAGGTAGGCGTTCGGCGTGTCACCGTCCCGCCCCCAGGTGTTGACGAACACGAGCGAACCTGCCGTCGCGGTTCTACCGAGAATGAAGGAGCGCGAAATATCGCCGCCGCCTTGCAGTGTGCCGTTGATCGAAAATGTCGGGTCTTTAGGCTTGCCGGCCAACGACTGCGCGAGGAGGCTAAGGCCAACTCCAACAGCAGTTTTCAGCAGAAAAGAGCCGACAACGCCAAGGCCACCAATAAAACCGGAGACAGCCGAAACCACGCCGGATATCGCGGCTGCGATACCAGAAAAAATAGCCATCGATTTTCCTTGGGATGCGCGTTGCGCGCGGGGCGCGGGTGGCGCCGAAGGAACGCCGCTAGAGCGGCTTCATGAAATGTGTTTCGACGGCGCTATAGCCGCGCCGCTCGTAAAGGCTGGAGACGTCATTGGTTGCCAGCGACGCCATGCCGGCGGAGACACAGCCGAGCGACTGCGCCCAGCTTTCGTAGGCATCAAGCATCTGCATGGATCCGCGACCGCGCGCCCATGGCGCGACGTACCAGACCGTTTCCTTGGCAATCCGGCCGGCGCCAAAGGGATGCTCATAAACACAGGCCATAAGCACACCTTGTGCAGGCTCGCCAGCAACGAGAACGCAGGCGTGGTCCGACGCCAGATGCTGCTGGAAAAGACGATCTGCGTAAGCCGCTTGAAACGGAAAGGTGAAGCCTGCGGCAGCGTGGCTTTCACGAAGGAGCGTCACCACGCGATCGCGGTCCTTGCGCGTTGCGAAGCGAACATCCATCAAAATAAACCTAAAAATTTCTTCTTCTTCGGCTGCGTGGCGACCTTGCCCTTTTCCGAGCCCCAGAAGAATTCCCACTCCGAAGACGTGTCAGCGTCAGTGTAGAATGCATCACCTGCCTGTCGCAGTACCTGCGTCGCATGGCTACGCGTCGAGGGGTTGGAACGCGTCATTTCCTGCGTATGGCTCGCGCAAACCATCGTCACGCTGCCTTCCTCATTCTCGGAAGGGGTGTTGATAGTGATGGTATCGACGAAGCCAACGAAGCGGCATTCAGCCGGCGCCACCATTTGGCGGCTGTCCGGATCAAACAAGCCTCGGTAGATCTCGACGCGGGCCTGACGGCAATCATACTGCCGCACCAGCGTCTGCACGTGCTCACTCACCTGAGACAGGCGGATATTGACGTTCTGGACCGAGAGGTTGGCGACGAGCGGAATGTCATCGATCTGCACCAGCGTGCCCGAGCCGTACCAGTCACGCGTTACCGGTAGACCTGTGTCCGGGTGCACGATGGCCGCCGACACGTTACCGACATCCGACCACATGCCGTCGGTGACAGGCGCGCCGGTCGATCGATCGCGCGCAACAAACCAGAGGAAGTCACGCGCCACCAGCTGCCGCGCCTCAAGCGCAGCAAGGTTTTCTGCTGAGATGTTTCTCATTGATTTCCCTTAGCGGGCTTCAATCGCCTGGAACGTGACCGTGCCGCGACCCGTTGCCATGTCGGCAGTTGTCGAGACCGAGCCAGGCACGATCGCCATGATGCAGGAAGGCTTCACCAACGTAGCAGCAACCGGCGCCGTAACGCCTGGCCACAGATGCGGGCGAACCTCAAACTGCGTTGTCACGCCGCTTCCACTAGCTGTCACAGCCTCCATGAGCATGTGCAGGTCTTTGTCGCCGATCTGGATGTAATCGCCGACCGAAACCTTGTAGCCAGCGGGAAGGCCTGACAGCGAGATAGCCTTGCGGTTACTCGCAATCGTGGCCACCTGCCCCACCCCGGCGAATGCGCCACCGGTTGGCCAACTACCATTCGGATACGCCACCGGGAAACAGCGCGACTTCGGGAATGCGCGAAACGTCTTAAGCCCGTTTTCCAAGCTCGTGAGACGCGCACGCCAATAGTCCAGTTCGTTCGGCTTCATCGAGCGCGATTGCGCCGTCATCTGCCAGAGTGGCGAGCCCATGTCCTTGACGACTGTCTGTCCCCCAGCCGTGCGCGACTGTTCTTGTCGCCACAGCAAATTGAACTCAGTCGACCAGCCTGGGAAGTCATCGAAAAACGAAGTTGGGAGCGGGTATGTGATTGTCATTGTGTTTCCGCCTCTTGCGGGACTCGACTCCCGATTGTGTCCGTGTTTTTTTCTAGCACCGAGCCAGAAGGGGGGGGGACGCATGACACGGAGAAAATATGCAGCGCCTATTAGGTGGCTGAATGGAGATGGCCAGGAGCGGCGCGATCCCAGAGAGCTTGTTCATGCTTTCTTAGACGTCGAGATAGCCTATAACGCCAATGGGCCTTGGTTGAAGACCACGTTTCAGGTTGATACCGGTCTATCAAAGACATCTGTGCTGCCAAGTTTGCTCAAACAAATTGGCAGCCCGAAAACAGGCACTGTAAAACTTAGCGGGTCGGCCGGCTGGCAAGAGTTTTCCTGCCACATATGCCTGCTTCGCTTTCCTGGATATCCGGCGCAAGCGATTGGTGTCGAGGCTGCGACCCTTGACCACCCGTTAGGAAACACGTCTGCTGGCGGGCTTCTGGGGATGGATGCAATGCTACAAGGAACGCTTCATTTGGACCCAAGTGGGGGCCAATCTTTCTTTGAGATTCCTGTTGCCGGATAACTGCAGCGTGGAGCCGAAGGTCATCAGCCTGTGGAGCCCAGGTGGTAGCTACCTCAGTCATTTCAATCTCCAAAATCGAAGGTGGAGCACTATGGGGGACAAGTCCTTTGAAGAATTTCAGCGCGAACAACGCATGCTTGAATCGGCGTCACCTCATGAGTACATCAGCTACTTCATAGGGATAAATTCCAGACCATTGCTGATTGAGCTACGCTTCATCAAATGGCTTCTGGTGGCGATACTTCTGGTGCTGATGCGGTGTGCCACCCACTTTTTACCGAGCAATTGGTGGTACACATGGTGAAGCGGCACCATTGCCGCCCTACCCCAACTTCACGTTTCGTTTCTGGGCCGACCGAACCGCCGCCTCAACGCGGCTTTGGAGCTCGCCTTGCATTTTGGCCAGCGCCTTCTCCTGCCTCGCGACGGCTTCAACAGATGCGCCGCGGTTGTCGACGACAGGATTGAAGTTTACGACGACACCCGCCGACTGCGCGGACATTGACCGCAAACTCGGTACGCTTGGGACTGAAATCCCGACCGGGCCGCCGTTGGCGTAGCCTTTGCGGAGCGCTTCAACTGCCCCTACTCCACCGGCCCGCGCCACATCGGCTTGCGACCACACGACCTCGCCTTTGTGTACGATGCCAGCAGGCTGGTATTTGCCGCCCGGACCAGTGAAGCCGCCTTCTGAGAAAAGCCCACCTGACAGGCCGGCGTAGCGAGACGCTCCACCTCCGAACAAGCTCAGCAGTCCGCCCAAGAGTCCGCCACTGCCTCCAGCCGCGCTGTTGACCTTGAAGATGCTATTGAGCACATCGTCCAGGAGCGCATCTGCGATGCGGCTGAGCGCGCCAGCAAATGCATCCGCGGCACTCTCGCCATGGATCAAATCATCGATAAAGCCGCGCGTTGCGTCTCTCGCGACGTTGTTCCACTCATTCAGCTTCTGCTGTTCCTCTTGCGCTTCCCTAAGCGCCTCAGATTGCCGAGCATATGCAGCAGACTCCTGCTCGATTGCGGCAATCTTGTCGGGCGAAAGCGTGATGCTTTCCAGGTCTTTTTCGCCCTTCTTGCGCGCCTCTTCGCGAAGGTCGGCCAGCGCCTTCTGCTCCAGGTCTAGCGCTGTACGGCGCTTCACTTGAGCCTCATTGGACAAGCCAATAAGGTTCATTTCCTGGCGCAACGCTTCAGTCCTGTCGCGGATAGCCTGAAGGTCTTCCGCAAAGCGGTCAGACGCGGTTTTTTTGGGAGCCCTTGCCCGCTTCGGTGTACCGAAACCTCTGTTTTTGTCTGTGTCCAGATCGGATGGGCGGCGGTCTGGTGTGGGGCCGTTATCCGGCAATGGAAACTGCGTTCCTTGGATTGTGGCGTCAGCGCCGAATTGGGAATCCTGCTGCCCTGCTCCGCGCCACGTCCTCGGATCATTGATCCTGGAGGTCGCAACGGAGGTAACCTCATTGACCTTTTGGACGCTATCCGCGGCAGTCAGCGCTGCCGCCGACAGTGTGGAGAAGTATTTGGCGAACTCAGCGAGCGCGGGGATGCCAGTGCTGTTGATCGCCGCACTTAGGGCGGCCTGCACACGGTCCACATCTTCAGTCTGCGCCTTGCCTTCTTCGGCAGCCTTCGCAAAGTCGTTGAATGCTGACTGGAGGTTCTTGATAACGTCAGCTTCTTCACCTGCAGACTGAAGTTGCGAGACCAGATCAGCAATGGTGGCGCGTGTGCTCTCGACCTCTTTGCGGACGTCAGCAAGCGTGTTGGTATTTACAATGTCGGCGCCCTTGGTGAGGTCGGCATTGTCCTGCGCTCGTTTCAGCTGGTCGGCGTAGTCGCGCAAAGCGGGAACGGCATCGCCCCAGCGTTCGGCGACCGCAGCAATCAGCGCAGCCTGCTCTTTGAGCACTTCGGCGGACTTATCGCCTTCGCTCATAATTGTCGAAAAGTACTGAAATGCCGCTGTTCCTGCGGCGATCGTACCAATTGTGACAAGAGACAGCGGAGAAATAACGGAAGCAAAAGCCGATGCAAGTCCCTGCCCGACACCCTGACCGCTATCCCTGATTTGCTGGAGAACCGCAGAAAGCTGGGTGCCTTGTTGCAAAGCAATCTGGATTGGCGACATGCCCATTGCTGCCGTTACGCCGATATCCTGGAACTGGGCCGCAATGTTAGAAGTACTAAAACTGTTTCCACTGCTCGTGGTAACAGTAGCCCTTATCGCGGCATTTCGCCCCTTAATGGCCGCGGTCGACGCGAGTGCCGCCTGTCGCTCCCTCTGGATCGCAGACGCCATCTCGTTGGCAGAAATTGCGCCGGCGGCATGGGCCTGCCGAATTTCGGCGACCGCGGTCTTATAATTCGAAATGGTAGCAAACAGCGGGCTGTATTTGGCGCGGAGGCGATCAAGCTCTTTCTGCTGATCAGCGAGAACCCCGTTCCATTCTTTTGCTGCCGTCGTACCGATGCCCACCATGCTGTTGATGCGATCCTGCATCGAAGTGGTGAGCGAATTGTTGATCGACTTTCCAGTTGCGGCAAAACGTTTCTCAATGCCGTTGGATGCTGCGCCTACGTCCGACACCAGCCGATTTAGCGCACGCTTTACGGTTGCAAGGTCGGTGCTGATTGAGATAATCAGATCATCACTGTTGTTGCCGGCCAAGTCGGTGTCCTAACGTGAAAAAGCCCGCCAATGGCGAGCCGAGAAGGATGGATATGCCCAAGTGCAAACGATGCGGGACGGACTATTATCTGGGCGGGAAGGACGGCCACTGCGTTGACTGTGAAGAAGCGGTCGCGAAAAGCGACGGCGACGCCAAAAAGCAGTCGATCATCATGACGACTTCGATTGACGTGCCCAACCGTGAAGTCGAGAGCGTCATATCGATCGTCGCGTCCGAAGCCGCCCTCGGCATGAACATTTTCAAAGACGTGGCCAACAATTGGCGCGATTTCGTTGGTGGTCGGGCAAATTCATCTCAAGCCTCGCTCAAGGAGGCACGTCTCGCGTGTTTGGACGGCCTCAGGTCAGAGGCCTACGCGGTTGGAGCTGACGCCGTGATATCCGTCGACCTAGATTACAACCAACTAGCTACGGGCGGCACCGGTGGCATCCTTTTCGTCGCCGCCACGGGTACAGCGGTCAAGCTGAAGCCAGCCTAACCACCGTACTTCCTGATCAATTCATCCATCTCATCATCAGACGGAGGAGCCACGGACTTTTTGGCGCCGTTTGCTTCGGCCTTGCCCTTCACCGCAAGGGTGAACTCAGTCAAGCTAGACACCCAGAATATTCCTGGGGTCCAGCCAAGGCCGCCGAATGCGATCTTTTGCCAGTCGCGCCAGGGGAACGGTTCTTCTATGCCGCCTTTTGAGCGGCTTCCCCGTTTCCCTCGTCTTCCTCATCGAAATGATGAGACAGCGCCTCGGAAATCGCTTTGGCGACGGCGCCGAAGTGTTTCAGCTTCAGCGCACCAATTGCCGCGATCTTGTCGCCACGCACGGTAAGCAGATCTAGAGCGGCCACGGTAGCGGCCGGCTCTACGCCCGACAGGCGAAGGAATAAATCGGACATGCTCTTGCACGACAGGCGCGAAGATACGGCAGCAAGGCCACCCATCTCAGCGACGATGACCAGCGGTTCCTTGCCGACCCACAGGCCGACCTCCCCCCGGGCTCCGTTTACTTCCAACGGAAAGGGTTTTTCAGCATTAGCCAAATTACACCTCCGCAACGAACGTCAGAACGCCAGCAGCAACGAACGTTGCCGTGAATTCCATGTTGCCTTCCATCTCGCCGCTGAACTCGAATTCAGAAACGAACCAAGGGCCGGTGTAAGTACCAAGACCAGGAACGATTACCTTGGCGTTGAACTTCGTGGCGTCGTTGACGTGGGTCATGAACGCTGTGTTGGAGGCGCTCTTCACGAACTTGCCGGAGCCGGAGAACGTGCGGTTCTTGATGCCCGGTTCCGCCGTTTTCTGCGGCGTATTCTCCGGATTGACGCAGTCCGTGATAGTCGTGTCGACCTCGTTGGCGGACATATTGAAACTGCGGGTCGTCAGACCGCACAGATTAGAAAAGACTTCAGGAGTTTCGCCGTCACCGATCTGGATGAGCAGCGTACGACCAATCTGTTGACCGTCGGCCATGAGTAAACCTCAAAATTTAGGGGTTGATGGCCAATCAGGCCGGTGTCTCGACGCGCACGACAAATTCGACGACGCCATGCGTCGTAACTTCATCCGGGTCTTTGAAATGACGGGTGTCTTGCCGCGTAATCGATATCAATCGATGTGAGGGCAGCACTAAGGGTGCTTCATCCAACGCCTCGACGACCTCGTGAATGATTTCCTTCAGCTCCTTAAAGCCTCCGGAATATTGCGACCAAACGTGGATCGTCACGTAGATGAGGTTCGACTTCAGGCAGCCGACGTCATCTCTAATCACTTGGCTTTCGCCGTATTCGACGTATGGAAACGGTGCGTTGGTCGGCGGCCTGTCATAAATCCTTTGGGCCACCTTCGCCGTCAGACCGGCTCGCGCCTTTAGTTTAGCAACGATGGCGCCCTGGAGTTCGAGATCTGGGTTAGCCATTACTTTTTCATGGCCTCCCTCACGCCTCGCCAGACGGCGTCGTTGATGCGCTTCTTCGCTTTTGCTCTAAATGCTCGCCACGTCGGGAAAATATGCGGTTGCGCCCGCGTGCCAGGGTGCATCTTTGCGCCTGCCGCCTGCTTCTTGCCGGCAACCGTACCGCCGCCCTTCGCAACGTTATGCGGCCGTGTGCCGAACTCCAAAAAATGCCAAATCCACGCAGCGAAAACGCCAGTCGCATCCGGATCCTTGCTGGCCGATGCGCCGACTAGGGCTTTCGCACTCGGCCTGTCAGAAATCTTGCCACCCTGTATCGAGGCAGCGTAGTCGCCAGCCGTTGCGCTGTTACTTATCGGTGCGCGGTCGGAGATTTTGTCGGCGGCTTCGGTAGCGATCTGTAGCTTCGCTTCGGCGGCGTACTTGTTGGCGAGCGGAGCGACCTGATTGAGCTTTTTAGTCAGCGCCTCTCGGCCCAGAACCTTCGCCTTGATCACGACGCCTCTCCCTCAACCACAAGCAACTCAATCCACTGGTTGCGCTCGTCGATGTTGACCACCGACTTGATTGCGTAACCGGCACCGCTACGCTTGTTGCGCGCTCGCCACGCCGTGGTGACGGTGCGTGTGCGCTCGTTGCTCCGGACAGTCATGGTGAATGGCTGGATGCCTTGCAGGCGGCTCGCAATGACAGGCTCGCTACCAACTCGCGGCTCAAGTCTGGCTGGCTCGACGAATACTTCTTGCCATCCAATAATCACCCCGCCATACCCATCATCGCCCTCAACCTCGGCCTCAAAGCCGATGCGCTCACTCAGCGAGCCTGCGCCCGCCCTTTTGCGTTTTGGCATTGGGTCGATCCTTTGTTGGCTCGGCAGTTTTGGCCGCTATCGCAGCCGCAGCGCACTTGCGCGTGACGTTGTAGAGACCGGCCTGATAGGCGATGGTGAAGCCTGGCTGGCGCCAGTCGAACGGTTCATGGAATCGGAGCCACATCAGAGATTGCGCCTGAAGTTGCACAGCAACGCGTCGAAGGCCGAAAAGCCTTCATCCACGCTGTTCTCGCGCCACTCGTAGGCGTCGGCCACCCACAGGAGAATAGCGTGCTTGATTGCTGGCGGTGCCGTCTCGTACCCGGCCTGCGCCGTCACGGTGATGCGAGAGCCGGGCCGTTTTGCAGGCCACCGCTTGCCGTATGCGGGCACGATAGAAACGTGAAGACCATCGGCACGAAGCTCATAATCAGCCCCCGCGATGGTTTGGCTTGCGCCGTCAATATCCACGTAGGAAACTGCAACGCTTGTCAGAGGGGCGACTGGCACATGCGCGAAATCAGCGAAGCTGTCGCACTTTGCCTCTATCGTCTGCACAGCAATAGCGGTTGCGGTGTATTTCTCAACATGATCCACAGCCGACGCGACAGTCGCCTCGATTAACGTGTCATCATCGTCATGAAAGACGTTCAGATGCCTCTTGGCTTCAACGAGCGAGACTGGCTCACTCGTTCGTGCCGTCACCTTCGGAGGATACCACATTCGTCTTACCCTTCCGTTTGGTGGATGGTGTGGGAGAGGCCGGCTCTTCGCCTTCGACCTTCACTGCATATCCGGCCTCGACAAGTCTTGCTGCCTCGCCATCGGCGAAATCATATTCATCGCCAGGTGCCAATGAATACTCATTGCCAGACAGGCCGACCAACAGTTTCACTTTCATGTTCTATCCTTTGAGTTGGAGGCGGGCCGGAGCCCGCCATCCTCAATTAGGAAGCAGCCATGACAAGGTGCTTGATTGCGGCGGAGTCGCCGAGCTCGCCGTCGAAACGGATGAGGCCAGCGATACCGAGATCCGGCCAGAAACGCTCGCGAAGAACGCCAATTACCGGCGAACCGACCTTGCGGACGAAGTACTTGGAGAAGTCGCCGAAGATGACAGGCTTCGCACCAGCTGCAATCAGCGGCACGTCGTCGTTGATCTCGTAGCGGTAACCCAGCAGCGTGCCTGGCTGCTCCTTGGTGATGTCACCCATCTGCCAGAGGTAGTTGCCCTGACCGTCCTTCAGTTTGCGGATGGCTGCCAGCGTGAGGTCGGCGAACTGCCAGCGGGCCTTCGGAGAACGGCGATAAGCCGCGTTGACCGAGTGCAGGAGGTCGATGAGTTCGTCGGACGCGATAGCAGCGGCTGCGGTAGCCGTCTTGCCGAGGCTGGATGCAGTTACAACGCCATTCGGGTCGCCAGTGCCGTCACCGATGGTGAGTTCGCGATTGGCGATGCGGCCCAGACGTTCGCCGAGCAGAGCGCCCAGAAGCGATTCCATGTTGAAGATGCTGTCGGCAGCAAGCTCCATGGAGAACTTCACGAACTCAGTGTCGTAAACGTATGCGCCGAGCTGCTTCTGGCCGAAGGTGGCGTCCTTGCCGCCGTCATCCGTCAGCGCGGTGCCTTCAGTGTGCTTCTCAGCAGTTACGGCGGTGTCGTCAACAGTGGGAATGTTGATGATGTTGCCGGAAGTGGTGGAGATGACGGTCGCGATGTCCTCGTTGTACATCGGACCCCAGTCCTTCATCGTCTTGACGATGAAGTTCGCAAGCTCGACTGGGACGGTATAGCCGCCGGCGGTATTCGTGCCGGTCGTCTGCATGCGGAATTCCTTGGCGGACTGTACGCCGGCCTTCAGAACTGCGCGCTCTTCGGTATCGAGTTCGCCAAGATCGGCGCCCGATGCGAGGAACTTGTAAAATACCGATCGGTACTCGAGTTCTTCGCCGTTATCCTGGCCGCGGGATTCGCCTTCGCTGCCGGGGCGCTTGTTCTCACGATCCTTGCGGGCGCGCTCTTCGAAGCGTGCTTCGATAGCGGCCTGGCGCTCTTCGCGCTCGATCTGCTTCTCGACCTTGTCGAACTCGGCCATAATGTCGTCATGGCGCTTGTCGAGCTCCGCAGAGCGGGCTTCGTCGGTATTCTTGGTGATTTCATCCAGGGCTTCGCGGGCCTGAGTTACAAGGCGGCCGCGCTTTTCCTGCAGTTCCGTAACGGACATGCTGTCTCCAATCTTGGAAGTTGTTGAGAAATGGCAGGACGTCGTCCATGCCCTCCGGCTCTGCCGGGTGACTACGAAGCGTCCTGCCGGATGCCTCGAATTACTTGCTCGTGCCGCGCTTTGCGCTCAGCAATCCGTCGTGCAGCAGCTGCCTTGTTTTCTGCCTTGCGCTGCTCGTCAGACTTCGCTGCCTCAGCCTCGGCGCGAGCCGCGTCTAGAGAGCGCTTGGCGAGCGTGGTGTCCTCGTAGGCTGGGATTGGCGTGGCTGTGACTTCGTAAAGCTCCGCCTCAAGAATGGTTCGGCTCGGCAATTCGCCGGTGTCGTCCCACTCCTGCTTTGTTGCGCGAAACGCGAATGACATCCCGCTTACGTCGCCACGCTCGACAAGCTCCCATAGGTCGTTGCCGTCGGTCGTGTTTGGAACATCGATCTCGACCTTGAGGCCGCGATCGTCTTCCTGCAGCCTGAGCGTCTTGCTCTTCGTGCGTCCGATAACGCGACCCCAGTCATGGTTGACTAGCGCAAGCACGTCGCCGCCGAGAGCGCGAGTAAAAGCGCCCTTGGCAATGCGCTCGACAAAATAGTCGCCGATCGTGGTGTCGCTATCCCAGACAACGGCATAGCCCACGAGCGTTCGCTTGTCGGATTCGGCGCGAATTTCAACGCCAAGCGTGCCGCCACGCTTTTCAATGTCTTTGATCATGCGGCTTCCGCCCCGCTGTCTTGATTGTCGTTGGCCGGTGGAGGTGCCCCGCCTTGCCCCGTGTCGAGTGGCTGCTGTCCAAGCGGAACAGTTGCCCCCTGGACAAGCAAATCGTTGCCATCCTTCATCGCCGGCCTGTTTTCGAGTGCGCGTGCCTCGTTAGGCGTAATTTGCGCCGTCTGGATTGCTCGCGCCAAGCCTTCGATACGGCTCTTGAAGTCGCCACGCATCAGCCCATCGAGATTGTGCTCGACATAACGACCATTGCCGGAGCGGCCAAAAAACTTAAGGTTCAACTCGTCCTCAAGCGCCTTCGTCCATTGGCCAATAAGGTGTTTGACCAGGTGGAGATCTTGCTGCTCGGCATTGCTAAACGTCGCGCGGGACAGATCCTGCAGAAACACGGGCGGCAACTGCCATGCGCGCGCTATTTCCTCGACCTGGAACCGTCGAGCCTCAATCATCTGGCCTTTGGCTGGGTCAATACCGACCGGCTGCAATTTGTAGCCCGCCGGGATCGGGAAGATCGGCTCGCTTGCATCCTTGGCAGCATCAACAGACCGCTTAATGTCCGCCTGCGCGCGCTTCATCGCTTCGGCGCCAGCCGGGAGTGGACCTTCCAGCGAAAGCGGAGGAACGCCGCCACCAGCGAAGAAATTCGAGCCGTAGTCGTTCATGGCAATAGCGAGCTGGATTGCCTTGGTTGCGCGCTGTACTGGGCCGTAATGCTTGACCCCGTCGGAGTGAAGCATAAACGGAACGTCGATCACGTCCTCGGCGGGATAATCCCTGCCGTCAAACTGATAGACCGTCTTAAAACCAGTGCGCTTGATGACCGTCTTCGACGGATCCATAGGCCAGAGCGAATCCACGCCCTGCGCCGTGCGCTCGATGTAGGCTAGTCCGCGGCCACCGGTGAAAACCTGCTGCCAGAACCACTGCCAGAAAGCAAACGAACCCATTGTTTCGTTTGGAGCCCGGTTGACGACGACCTCAAGCCTGCCGCCTACGCGCTTGGCACCTTCCTTCGTGTCGCGATACGCGTGCCGCGGGATAGCGGCAAGCGTCCTGGACATAAAGGCGACGGCTGCAAGCACGGCCGGAACAGTGAGCGCCGCGTCTATAGTTACACGCGGCAGGCTGGCCTGCTGCACGCCGAAGAACGCCATAAAATTCTCGGCGCTCACCGGAACGGTTGGGCTTTCGATGTTTGCGCGGTTTTCCGCAGGTTTTTCCGCTGTGCGGCGGCTAAACCAGTCTTTTACAGCCATTTATGCCGCCTTTGTGAGAGAAAAATCCGGGTCGTCCCAAGGTGAGGACGCCATTGAATAGCCCTCGTAGGTTCCGGCCATCGCCGTTGCCATTGCCAAGGCGACCGCGCCGTCGATGCGGCGTTCGCGGTTATGTTTGACGAGCTTTCGATTGCCGGCAGGATCTGGCTTGACGGTCGCATTCATCATGCACATCGTCAGCACAGGATGATCGCCGTGAGCGAGGTTGCCGTTGAGGATGATGCTTTCGAGCTCACGGAGAGCCGGCGACATCGACTGGAAGCCCTGCCCGAATGGCTGGAAAACGGCGTCGTCGCCTTCAAGCTGATCGTCAGTAAAGCCGGCCCTCTGCAGCCATGGCTTCAGGTGCCTGAAATTCCAACGGTCGAACGCGATCTTGCGGATATCCATCTCTTCGAACCGGTCGCGCAGGTAATGCGCAACGAACTCGTAGTCAACGGTTCTGCCTAGGGCGGCTTCGAGATGGCCATCCTTGTGCCAGACATCGTACGGCACGCGATCGGCCTTCGCCTTCGCGCGTATCCCGTCGCCTGGCAGCCAGAACGTAGGACGCACATGCCAGATGGTCTTTCCGTCCCGCTCTTTCGGCGCCATGAGCACCAGAGCAGTCAGGTCGCTTACCTCAGAAAGGTCGAGCCCACCAAAGACAGGGAGACCATCAAAGTCCACAACTCGAGCGTTGCACGCTCGCCAAATAGCCGGCGACACAAACGGAGCATTAGCATCGATCCTTTGGTTGAGATGGAGCCAACGAAAGCTGGCCTCCTCAGTCGGCATACGTGCCGCGCGCTCCGCGTCGTCGCGAACCGAAGAAACGGACTTGAATTTGCCAAGCGCAGGGTTTGCGGCTTTCCACGCTTCCTCGTCGAGGACGTCGCAATCAGCCGGAGCCGTGTAGAGGTGCGAAACCGTTCGTGGTGCTTTTGATGTCTCGGCATCGTCCAGCCATCGCGAAAAAAGGTCGCCGTCAGTCGCTGCCTGCGTCGAGATAGCGAAGATCATCGCCTTATCGCCGTAGGCGCCTTGCGATGTCACGATCGCTTCGACGAAGTCGTCGTGCGGACCTTTGATCTGGCCAACCTCGTCGAGGATGGCAACCAGCGGCGAACCACCGTGCGCGCTCTTGGCTTCCGCCGAGCTGGCGCGGTAAACGACGTTCTTGCGCAAGCCGACAATCATCTTGCCGGAAGGAACGATGCGATACAGCCCTTTCAGGCGCGGCGACATCATCAGCATCTTGCTGGCGTAGTTAAATACTTCCGCAGCCTGATCGCGAGAGCGCGCGCCCGACATGATGCGGCTGTTCGGAAAGGCCTCTGGTCCAATCACATGGCCGAGCAAGAGGCAGGCGATAGTAGCCGTCTTGGAATTCTTACGTGCGATCGACAAATACGCTCGCGACGTGCCGTTTGGGTTGTCGTAGACCGAGAGGATGAAGGCCACCTGGAAGTCCAGCAACCTGATTGGCTGCCCGACCAGCGCGCCCTCTGGCACAACCAAGTATTCTTCGATAAAGCGGCACATCTTCTCGCCGCGCGTCAGCTCCGTCGTCGGTAGTCCGCGCCAGTCGCGCAGAACCGGGATCGGGCCGCACTTGATGGCGCCGACCACGGCCTCAGAAAGCATTCACAACCTCGATTAGGCTAGGAGTTCGTCGTCCACGCTGGCGCCCGCCTCAATCTCCTTGGCCTGGTCGCGACGCTTCGCTGCATCCCTCGCCTCGCCCTGAACTGCGCGCGCATGCAGCGCCAGCGACCGGCGAAACGAAAGGATGGAAGATGCGTGCATCTGAACCACGGATTTTCGCGGATTGGCGACGGGCGTCCCTTTTTCGGTGACTGCGACTGAACCTTCGGTGCGGAGCAGATCCTGCTCCCTCACGAGGTCGGCCATCGTGCGGGCAAGCATCGCGGCAACCTCAAGCTGGTGCGCCGACCAATCGGCGCGGGCGTATTCGGCAATGACGTTTTTGAAAAATGGGACGTCGCCGTCGTCGAGCGGCACGTTCTCGGGAAACTGGATCTCCTCAGAAGCCGCCGACGCTATCCTTATGGCCTCATCAACGCTGTCGACGCGGCTTTTCTTATCAGACATGCGGAATCCCCTCGCGCACGCGCGCTTGCGCACGCGCTAGGCAAAAATCTGTGTTTGCATTTGAATTGCGTTACCCCGGCGGTCCTTGGCCGGCCGGACCTAGACTCTCGATGTACCCCCTACCCACCGATTTCGACGGGATATCCATCGACGCCAATTACCACGGCCTGTTGGCCTCGCTCGATGCGGGCCTTCATCTTGTCGTGGCATGGAGCGCAAAGTGATTGCAGGTTGCTCGGGTCGTAGAACAATGCCTCGTCGCCCCGGTGCGGCTTGACGTGGTCACACGTAGTTGCCTCGGTGACATCCTCGACAGCGAGGCAGAACCGGCATAGCGGCTCGGCAGCAAGCTGCGCCAAGCGTAAGCGCTGCCATCGTGCCGTCTTGTACATTCGACGGTAGAGCGCGGCTTCGGACGAGCGTCCATAGGGTTTGGTCATTGCGCTACACCCTTATGACGTGCATTCTTACGGGCGCGCACTTTCAATATGGGGGATGAGATGAGTTTGTGGCTGCAGGTCTTGCCTGCTGTGACCGGCTTCGTTGGCGTTCTGGCTGGCTCTGGTATTTCACTAATTGGCCAGCACTGGCAACGTACCTATGACCGCCAACAGAAGAAGCAATCAATCGCGTTTGCTATTGCTGCGGAGATAGAAGCGTACATCGATATCATAGATCATCGAGGCTGGGTTCCGATCGCTGAGATGCTTTTCACCCAAGCTCAAAATGGCCACATACCTAAAGTCGAAGGGTGGCTGTCAGAGCAAGATCAAGCAAAAGATCCTTTCCCAATATTTGCTGCGAATATGGGGAACATTGGAACACTTGGGCCGATCACGGGATCACTCGCCAAATTCTACACTAGAGTCATCGGAATCAGATCCACAATCGCAGATATGCAAATTGGTTCATATGATGGTCTCGGCGCGCAAGGTGTAGCAAACGTTATAAGAGGGGAGATTGACCTCTGGCTTGAAACAGCTGTTCTAGGACGAAAGATAGTTCGAGAACTTCGGGACCTGTAGCCGTCCGCATATAGTCAACGACTGGTACGCGCGAACAAAACAAAAGCGGCCCGCTCAACCAGCAAAGGGAACGGGCCGCACGATCACCATGCAAGCGGAGGAGAACGCGCATGGGATTGGGAAGCAAGAAAACAACCTCATAATGGTTTTCGCTGACGAGCCGGTCGCCTTGCTTTTCTTGGATAGTTACCCGCTGCGTTCAGCGGCTGCACCGAATGCAGCATGACGGCGGGGCGGTCGTAACCGCAAAGGGGCGAAGGTATCTTTCGATACCCTCTCACCCCTCGGGGATTTGAACGCGCATGGCGCGACGGTCATGCTGCGCGGTTGCGGAAGCGACGCAAAGCCTCTGCTTCCAGCTGCTTTTCCCGGCGATCGATCTCCTGCCATTTGATCTGTATCGTTGTGGCAGCCATACCAACTAAAGATTTTCCGACGCCTGGAGCATACCTCAGTGCTGCTCCACTGGCTTTCCCGATCTTTTCATAATTCCAACCTCCCAGCACCGCATCCTCGAAAGGTTCAACCAGTGGTCCTAATGATGAGCGAAGCTCCGCGAGGATTGGTTTGGCATCGATGTGTTCGTTCAGGATTTCATCGGTGATCTTCACGTGCAGGCTTTCCGTCTTGATCACACTGCCCGCCGTCACGTTGTCGTTGACCGCCACGACAGTACGACGTGGAGGTATCGAATGCGATCCCTTGCTCTTCTTGACCTTTGTAGAGATTTTGATTTCGCCACTCGGGATTTCCTTCCAGTCGGACGCGGCGGCTCGGTCAATGTCCGCTTCGGGTGTGAGGCGTTTAGTTTCCCTGACTACCTCGCCGCCGTCAGCCTTGCTGTAGTCCAACCCTTTCAACGGCTCAGCCTCACAGAGCGCCACAAGCCGGCGATATCGGAGGACGACAGCTACAAGATCCTCCCGCTCATCGCGTCGAAGGGCCTCAAGCAACGGAAAGTCCTCGCCGCGGCTCTGAACACAAGAGGGATCACCAATCGACTGTCGCTTCACTATCACCCTCCGAACCTTCGCCATTTTCCTCGCCTCATCCGCCGCCTTGATTTTTGCTCTCTCTCGGCCATCCGCCCTCTCCTGTGCAGTCGGCGGGGTTTTGGGAATGTCTCTCGTTTTTGTTTCCTCGATGGGCTCCCACTTCCCATCCACCTTACGGAAGCGGGTGTTCGTCCTGTATGGATGCGGCTGGTCTCCGGTGAAGGCTACCCTGCCAGTGGCGTCGATGATCTGGTCTTCCTCGTCCATTGCTGTCTCCCCTGTGGTGTTAGCGCTTGGTAGGCGCCGGTTAGTGTCCTGCGTTGTCGTTGTCGGCCAACCATCCCTTGACCAGCGACACCGCCTTGCTGGCCGCTTCTGCCGTGGATGTGAACCGCACGACCTCGACCGGATGTTCTAACCTCGCCAGAGACGCGTGGCGCTTGACCTGCGCCGGCGAGAGGCGCCCTTTGCCGACCTTGTTCTCAATCATCCGCAAGGTGCCACCCTTGAGGTAGATCCGCAGGTCAGCTTCGCCCGGCGTCATGCCGGTTGCGATTGCATCAGCCTGGGCACGTGGACCGCGCTTCGCGCTATTCATGTCGCCAGCAAGCAGGAACTGTCGGCCGTACTCCGGCAGCGACCGCAGGGCGCGCACCTGGGCCGCCTGCCCTTCGCTTTCCTTGATGGGTGCGTCTGCGATGGTGACTGTGCCTTTGGGCGAAGTGCGGATGACAACACGCTTGCCGTTGATGCGGGTAGTCTGGCTGGTGGCTTTGCGAGGCTGGTTGGTTTGCATGGGCGTCTCCTCGTGGTGTGGTGTCGTGGTGGTGACACACATACTTTCCGAGAGAGGAGCCAAAACGGGTAGTGGATTTGCGAAATATTTTTTCCGCAAATAAAAAGCCCCGCGGAAAGCGGGGCTGTGTATCTAGCCAGTTGCTTGAAGATCGGGCCTTTGTTTGCCCACCGGCGGACTTGTCATAACCATCGGCATGCCTGCCTCCAGGCAAGCTGCGATGAAAGCCTCACGCGCGACATCGGGAGACGCGGCCCAAGCCAGTGCGGCCCGGCATCGGTGTACCGCCCGCTTGTAGCGATCCCCGCGGCGAAGGGGCCACTCGTGCTCCAGGTAGTCCAGCGCATCGTAGACGCTGAGGAATATTCTCTCGAGTCCGCACTGCATGCGAACACGAACGGGTGCTCGAAACAAAACATCTTGGCTGTTCATTTCTTACCTCCAATCCAAACAACCAGATCAAGAAGCACGAAAAATATTGGTGGCAGAAAAGGCGCGTTCAAGACCTCGTCGGCAAATTTAAAAAGCGGCCTTGGCTTGGTTCAAGCCAGCCCGTTTTCGTCGGTGTTTTTTTCAGCGTCCCGGTTCGGGCACCGCTTCATAAACTTATCGATCTTCGACCGATCGCCTCGAAAGTGTTCAAGCACCTCCACTGCCACATGCAGGCTTACGGCATATTTCTGCTGCAGCTCCTCGACGGTGTATGGCTGTCTTTCGTTCTCGCGCATTTGCGTTCTCCTCATGAGCCGCAAATGGAATTGGGGCGGTACTTGTTCCGGGTTGTGTTCCGACTGCCCTTCTGCCCGCCGCACGTTGCCCGAATAAATCATCTTGAGAACCGTGCGCGCGGCACACCGCCCTGCACGGTTGCACGTGTAGGGGTATATATAAATATATACCCTACTAAACGTGCACTAACCGGGCAGCGCTGTGCAGGTGTCTCCGCCCGGATGTGCACAGTTACTGCACGGATATAAAATGCGCTATCCGGGCGGTATTAGAAGTTGAATTATAGATTAGAATTTGGTTGCATCAGTTTCACAGATTCTTCTGACGGGGCGCAAATATGTCGAATGATAAAGATCCAAAAAATAACGCCGGAAACGATAGCCGGAAAGGCTCGTCTGAGCACGGCAGTAGGCAAATCAATGAACAGAAAAATCTGACTCTCGATCACCTAAGGGATAAGGTCGCATCAAAACCTCGGCCAGATAATAAAACGGGACAGGGCTGAGCGTTGGTCGACGATACGCATTCCTTCTGGCCGGATACTCTAGCCGACTGCGCCTCGTCTGCGGGACTGCTAATCTCCCTGATCGGCTTGTGGCTTGTCTTGAGGCAATTGAAAAAAGACGGTCTAGCTAGCTCGGCTAACGCGGTCGGAGCTGCATACAATTCCATAATCAAAGCAATAAACGATCTCGACGACAAAGATGAGAGAGGCAGGGAAGCAGCATTATCGGAGGTCTTTAATCAGCTGGAAATGGCTTGCGCACTGAAGAGGGATGGCCAGTTCAGCGGCCACTCTGGAGGCTTGGCTTCCAAGATGCTCATCGGCATTATCGAGATGTTACTCAGCGATGAGGAAAACCGAGCCTACTTCTACCGCGCAACATCTAACTCAGACACGTTCCAGAACATCAGGGCGATCATGACCGAAGTCGACACAGAAACGCCGGCTCCGCAGCCGAAACAATTCATGAAGGAGCGACACGAGGTCGCCGAGATCGTCTATAAAGACTACAAAGAGATGCAGCGCGCCACGTTCGATGTCGCAAGCCAATGGGGTCGGTGGCTACTCGCAAGCCTCTTGCTAATACATGGAGGCGCATTGTTTGGTCTTTTCACATTTCTTAGCGACCTTGCTGAAAAACCCGAGGCGCTGTCACGATATCAGTGGACAGTTTGGTGGTTCGTCGGCGGAATAATGCTCACCCTATTGTCTGGATTCATGGCGTGGATAAACTGGTCGATGCACAGTGATAATTATGACGCTTGGGCCAACAAGCCAATGCTCTGGGACCCTGAGCAGTGGGCCGGTCAAAGCGTTCATACATGGGGACTTGACGTTACCAACTGGGGCGCGATCATTTTTGGCGTTTTATCTGCGTCGTGCATCCTCGGTGGTGCATACTTCACGATGAATGGCAACTGGGTGCAGCTCGTAAAAACAGCACTTGTTTAACAAAAAAGGCCGGTGCTATTCGCCCCGACCTTCCTGTCGCTTGTCGCTGTCTGCCAGTACATCCGTGGTCAGTGCGCAAGCTGTCTGGCCACATAACTCGCAATCTCGGGTTTGGTTCCCTAAGCCGCCCTAACAAACACCGCCAACTCGCGCCTGACCGGATCGCGCTCCTCCCGCTCGACAAGCGCTCCTTCGCGCATCAGCGCACCCACAAGGCTGGACGCCCGCTTGCGCTGCACGTTGTCGTCCAAATCCAGCCCCACAGCGTACGCTACAGCGCTTCCGACCCAGTTCTTGGCCTTCGGTGACTTCTTGTAGTCGGACGCGCTCACAGCCGCCAGAATGGACGCACGCTGGTCGTCTGTGAGGTCTCCCACCACATCCTCGGCGATCGGCCAATGCCACTCTGTAACCACTGGCGCGAAGTCCTGCGGCTGAGCAAGACCTGTCCCGTTTCCAAGCGGCGTCGACACCAGATGGCGCCACTCCGCCTTGTGCGACAACGGCGTTAGGTTCGACTTGCCGTAGGTGGTGTAGAAGTACCCGAAGCGGTCCTCCTTGTTGATACCCGCCTCGCCTGCCTGCTCTTCCGACATGCGGTTTAGGACTCGCACCGAGCGCGCCGCGCCGATCAGCGATACAGCGCCGCGAGCATCTTCGACAGTCGCCTCGCGGTCGGCCACCTTGCGTAGATGGTGCACGATGTCGATCGAGCAGTTGGTGTAGTCGGCGATCTGCGCCCACAGCTTCGCCACCTTGTCGATCGCGCCGTTGTCGTTCTCGTTCACGCCGTGCGTGGACACGAAAGGATCCACGATCATGACATCGATGCCATATCGCTCGATCTGCTCGACCACCGCCTCAACAATCGGCTGCTGTATGCGCACGCCGGCCTTCTTGTCTTCAATGGCAACGACAAGCTCCTGTTCTCGGCCGCTATCCAGGAAGAGATGTCCCTCAAGATCGGCAGGCTTCAGCTTGTAGTGGATGCACGCCGCCATGATGCGCCGCTCCATCTCGTCGCGCGGGTCTTCGGCATTGAATATCCACGTGCGCAAGCGCTTGGGAGGCTTGATGCCGAGTAGTGCCCTACCCGACACCATGGCAAGGCCTTCGGCGATGCTGGCCGACGTCTTGCCAAGGCCGCCAGGAGATACCGTGACCGACACATATTTGCGGATAAAATGCGAGCCGTACGCGAACTCGCGACGCGGCAATGTCTTGGGGTCGATCCACTTGAAGGCGGTGGCGACGATTGGTGATTGCTGTTCAGTCGGCAGAGGCGTGTTGTCGTGCGCCGGCTCCCCATCACCGGCAAGTGACTCTTCTGTTTGCGGCACTGCTTCCGCTACGACATCCGCTTCCACCGCAGCCGCTTGCTCGCGCAACCTGCCCTTCTCAAGCCCGCGCTGGATCATGCGCGTGATATCCACCAGGCGCGTGTTGTCCTGCGCAGGGAAATCTGGCTCTGGAATGTGGCGCGGGTTCTGTATGCCAGCCTTCAGCCCATTTTCAATGGTCTTGCAGCAGCGTGACCAGTCCCTGCCCCAACCGCGCGCAGCGTCCTGCAGCAAGGCGCGTGCCTCCGCTTCATCGATCGCACCTGCGCCGACGATTGTGCCAATAGAAAATGCGGCATCGTTGAGCGCATTGTTACGCGTCCCCATGGGAGCGCCAGCGAGGTCGGCCAGTTCGCGATCGACAGCAGCGTCGACGTAAGCGTTGTTGGTCGCAGCAGACAGACTGTACTGCGTATGGGCTGGTGCAGACTTCGGCAGCAGCAGGTCGAGCAACCACGCCGGCGCGTCCGCGATCTCGCGCGTGTCCGTCTCCCACTTGTAGGAGCGCCCATTGGCCATCGTGCTGCCAGCGGCCAACACGTAGCCGCCCTCGGACCGGATATCGACGCCAGCGCCAAGCGCGCCGCGGTTGCGAGTGCCGACGACGTATTTGAAGTAGATATGCAGCCCGCCGTTCGGGCTTGTCACGCGGGCCGTGTCGGGCAACGGACCGTGCTCGGCTTCCATTTCGGAAAGCCAATCAAATCCATTAGCGCCACCCGGCTTATTGTCGATGTCCAGCGCGAAGAAGCCCGTCTTTTCGCCCGTCGGCAGGCCAACAGCTGCATCCGGCCAGTCCGACCACCATCTCTCGATGATGCGCGCAAAGCGAGTTGCGCCCTTGAAGCCGTTGGGCGTCAAAGGCGTTTTTTCGCTGAGCGTGATGATTTCACCGGTGGCTTGATCAACGTTTTCCTCGGCGTGCGAACGGCATGGAAAGACCGGCCAGCCTTGGGCGACGTAGTGTTGCGCTAGTTCAAGCGGCGTTTGCGTCATGCTGCGTCCTTCTCAATGGCCTTGAAATATTTATCCCAGAGCCAGTCATCTAACTTTACCCAAGTCTTACCGAGTATGCGCTTCTGCGTTCTCCTGCGGATGAGCCATAGCAGGAAGCGCGGCCACGCAGGCATTGGCGGTTCCGTCTTGGTGGCCCACCACGGCGCTTGAGGGGGAGTCGATCCATTGCTACTCAGATGCGCGGCGATAATGGCTGCCCACAATGCTGGATTCATTAGGCTGCGTCCTTGATTGCGATGCTGTCGTTGGCTGGCATCAGTTTCTGTATGCGCCGACCTAGCCACACGAACTTGGGCACTGCCCAGCTGTTGCCTAAAGCCTTGCTTCTAGGTTGGTCTGCCGCAAGCTGCCCGCGATATGGGATTTTCGTATAATTGTCAGGAAACCCTTGTAGGCGCTCATGCTCCAAGGGGGTTAGGTGCCGTACACCATCCCCATCAACAACATACGTTTCTCGGTCATCGAGAGAACCCGGGCCTCGTGCTGTAAGACAAACCGACACGACCTCCGTTCGTTTCGGCGTAGGACGCCAAGCAGGGCCTTCTTGCTCAAATAGTATTTTTGCGGCGGCGGTGGCATCTCCAAGACATCCAACAACGACGACACGACGACGTTGCTGGGCGCTTCCGAAAAACTGAGCGTCGAGAATTCTGTAGGCGAACCCATACCCGCACTCTGCCAGCCCCCCGAGGAAGGTTCCAAAATCCCGTCCTCCGTTAGAAGACAGGACACCGACAACGTTTTCCCAGACGATAAGCTTTGGCTTATATCGTCTAGCGATAGCGAGGTATGTGAGCATGAGGCTGCCTCTCGGGTCTTCAAGCCCCTTCCTAAGACCGCCGACGCTGAAAGACTGGCAGGGTGTTCCTCCGCAAAGAAGGTCAATTGCATAGTCTGGCCATTCCTCATATTTGGTCATATCTCCAAGGTTCGGAACATCTGGGTAATGGTGCTTGAGTACGGCCGAAGGGAATTTCTCGATCTCCGAGAACGCCACGGCTTTCCAGCCGAGCGGATGCCACGCGACCGAGGCCGCCTCGATGCCCGAGCAGACCGAAAGGAAGCGCAGGCCGGTGTGATTGTCATTTGCGCGCTGCATCTTGCCCTCCATCAGAATGGCGCCTCGCTCAACGCCGCCCGCAGACCTCGAGCACATCCCTCCCACGCGGCCTTGACCATCATGCGCTGCATGAGCTCGTCAAAGTGCGCGAGGTCCGTCACTCCATGCTCTTCAATGTACTCGCCGACAGCATCAACGCCGGCATCCAGGGCGCGCAACTCGTAGTCGTCGAGGCGGTCGATCTTCTTGTAATTATCGATACCTACGGCGCACCTCCGACAGATGTAGTGAGGGTCTTTGTCGCGGCCGTTGCCGTTCACGCCGATACCGAAGGCGTGCATGCCGCAGACAAAGCACGTGGTGGGGTTATGGTCGGCGTCGACCGTCGGCGTGTGCTGGCGTGGAGTTGTTGGGAGTTTGGTCATGCGGCCACCTTGGCAACAGCATGATTATCGTTGGCTGCGGGATTGCGCTCGCCATTGATGCGCTTCTCGGCAATCGAGAAGTAACATGGGTCACGTTCGATCCCGATGAAGCGACGACCGAGGTTCAAGCAGGCAACGCCAGTCGTTCCGCTGCCCATGCAGTTGTCGAGAACGGTGTCGCCGGGGTTGCTGTAGGTGCGGACGAAATATTCCATCAACGCCAGCGGCTTTTGCGTCGGGTGTAGCTTTGACCTCTGCTTGTCGCTTGCGAAAACAAGAACGCTGCGAGGATAGCGCTCAGTTGAGTCGTAAGAGATCGGCTCGAAATCCTGCTTGCCGTAGTTGGTGGACAGGTCGGTTCGCTTGACAGAAGTCTTCCGAGGGTGGCCGGTCGTCTTCTGCGGGTTGTACGTCGGCAAACGACTATAGAAGACTAGAACGTTTTCGTGAGCCTTCATCGGGGCTTTCTTCGCGTTCAGGTGACCGGTTGGGTGCGTCTTCTCCCAGATCCATTCGTAGCGGAGCATCGGCAGGTTGGACGCACCTAGAATCTTATCAAAAGGTGTCTGCGACGTGAGGACGATAGCTCCCCGGCATATGCGCTTGTAATGCTCCCACATAGCCGGGAGGTGAACCATAAAGTCCCACTCATTGCGCGTCGTCTCGTATGGTAGGTCACACAAAATAAGGTCTATGCTTTGGTCCGTGATATCGGCCATCAGCTCAAGGCAGTCACCCTGTCTCAAATCTACGCGCATGCCCGCACCTCCGCATTGTCGTTTGCCACGTCAAACTTCCCAACTTGATTGCCCCAAGCCGACCAACCCGGCCACGCCTGTCTCGCGAACAACTCAAGGTAAGGACCGGCAATGAGCGACTCGATGCGGCCATATTGCTCATCGGGCTTGCGGGAATGCTCACGACGCGGCGCACGGATGACCGACCTCACTCCGCGGCTCAGCCGCTTCGGGCGACCACGCTTAAAGAGATGGCAAACCTCGACCTCTTGACGCGTCCAGTAGCCCATGCCCATGCGGCCCTTGTCCCAGATGAAGGCCAGCGAGACAGGCTTGAAGCCCCACGCTGCGGCGACGTCGAACGCCTCACGCTGCAGGTGGCTAACCGTCCACATGAACAGAAGGCAGTCCTTCGCAGCAACGTCGGAAACGGGCAGCGCCGCGATATTGGCAAGCGACATCACGGCATAAGGCTGCGCACCGCGTGCGGGAGCTACATTGTCGTTGGCGTAGGTTCTGAATGACCACGGCGGGTCGGCAAGGATCGCGCCGAAGCGCCCCTCTGGTAGCGGGTTCATATTGTCTCCTCAGACTGTGGTGTTCCCACCGAAGCGGAAGCCGCGTTGGTGGCGCGGTGGGTGGTGTGGTAGTGTCTCCCCAACGATGGGGGGCCTCATGTTACTCAAGAAGTCATTTGTTTACCGCAATAGCGCACATTCTGGCTCAACAAGCGAGATTGACGCAAATTGGTCGCTGCCTCCGACTGGGGACAGAGACAGCGGTATAGAGCTTCGTTTCGACATGGGTACGGAAGGCAAGAAAGAGCGGCTGGCCGTCCATATACATAGAAACGATTTTGCTCTAATCGCATCGATCATGATGGAGGCGGATCGGGAGGTCGCTATCAAAGCATTTGGTAAGGCTTTGGCGAAGTCAAAACCACAAGACTAAGCCACCCTCACCGACAACTGCTCACCCGCCTCGCCCATCTTAGCCCCCGGCACTTCTGTGCCAGCCTTGAGAAGGTCGGCGATGGCCTTCTTGTCTGGCGCGGTGGTGATCTTCACAACGTTGGACGGCAACAGCGCCTCATCGACAATCTCAACCGCCGCAGCCTTCTTGCCGATCGAGATAGTAGCTTCGGCCAGCGGCACGCGGGGTACGCCAGCAGCTTTCAGCAACTTGAACATCAGGCTGCGCATGGCTTCCTTGCGGCGTTCAGCGCGAGACTTGCGCGCTTGCAGGTCCGAGATACGATTAGCCACGGCTTTTGCCAGGCTGTCGGCATCGCGCTCGCCGTTGACGAGACGCGTCAGGACGGCGTGGAAGTTCGTCTCGCCTTCCAGCATGTCGGCGCGTAGCTCTTCGTCGGCCTCGAGCTCCGGATATGCGGCCAGCATGTCGGCAAACAACGCTTCGAGGTTGGCGACGTCGGCGGCCAAATAGTTGTCGTTGGCTGGTTTGGTCATGCTAGGGCCTCCACTCCGCTGGTAAGTGATCCGTCATACAGAACGGCCGACGGAGCGTATCCGCCTTTGGAGACGCGCAACCACGCTTGATAGCTTGCTGTCTGGTCACCAAACGAACTGGCGCCCGTATCGGCAAGCCACCGCGCCAACTCTTCCGCAGTTGAAAAGGCGGGGGATATCGGAGTGCCTTCGGTGGTGTCCTCATACATCATGAGGTGCGTCCGCTGCTCTTGCGGCCAGTCCGGCATATAATTTTCCTGTTTCGGAGCTTCGCCGTAATAATCGATTGCCTCTTGAAGGCCTTCAGCATTCGCCTTTTTGAGAAAATCAGCGGCAGCCTCAGCGTAACCGCCATCAAACATCGGAATATAGCGACCGACCGCCCGACTGTGTGGGGCATTTTCTTCGGTGTACCGTGGGTGCTGCCAATCAGCAGGAACTCTTCTAACCTCGCGGCCCATTTCTCATCTCCTCAACGTGGTGACGCCATTGGTGTGGCGTATAGTCTGAAGCTAAACCGTTTTTACAAATTTGTCAAGATTAGAACGGCACGTCGTCATCCATCAACACCCGCCAATCCTCTTCTTCCGGCGCATTGTCATTCGCCGGTGACACGTGATTGTCATTGGCGGTCCCGACCACATGGCCCACGACATCCCAATACTTCTGGCGCGGCTTCACCGTAATCTCCACCGTGTCAGCCAGTTCCGACTGCCGCTCAATCCACTCCAGCACCGTCTTGGGAAACGGCATCTTGCCGCCATGCGCGCGCCAGTAGCGGTCGGCCTTTGACTTCGGGAATCCGCTATGTTGCGGGCAAATCCATTCGTTGATCGAGGTCATGCCCACCATGTAGCTGACCTTAACCGACGGCGGCTTATCGCCCTTGCCTTCGTGGTAGTAGAAGCTGCGCGACGTCACCGTGCGAGGTTCGGGTTCAGCCGTCGACATGATCGGCGTGTCTGCGGCCGTCGCCGTAATCTTCGGGCTGTCGTCGATGTCGAACTCATATCCGCAGCAAGAGCACGTACGCGCCGAGGCATGCACCTTTTCACCACAGCCGAAGCGACCATTCTTGTCTTCGACGTCGAACGGGCACACCTTTACAGGTGCTTCGCCGTCGCCCTTGTTGGGCGTCTTTGGCTGCACCATGTCGACCGGTCCATGCTTGTCAACGAGCCCGGCGAAATCTAGCACGAGGCACGACGGTTTCGGACCAGCCTTGATTGCAGCTATGCGCTCCTGAGGCGTGTCGAGAGGCATGCCAGGCGCGTATATGACGCGAGTGCCGCGACCCATCATCTGCACATATAGCGACACCGACAACGTCGGGCGAAGGGCTGCGATCAGATCGACGCCCTTGTGATTGAAGCCTGTGGTCAGCACCGAGTTGTTGGTCAGAGCACGGATCTTGTAGGACTTGAAGTCCTCGATGATGCGCCGGCGTTCATCCTTCGGGGTTTCGCCGCTAATCATCTCGCAGGAGATGCCGCGCGAACGGATCTCGTCACGCACGTGCTCAGCATGCTCGACGCCCGAGCAGAAGCAAAGCCATGACTTACGGTCGGCGCCCTTCGCAACAATCTCGTCGACCGCGGACCGCGTGACGTCCATCTTGTCGACGGCAGCCTGCAACGCGGACTGCTTGTAATCGCCTCCCTGCCTGCCGACGCCCTTCATGTCGAAGGTTGTCGCCGTAGCCTTGGACGAAAGCGGCGCGAGATATCCGTCGGCAACACCGTCGGCAATGCCGTAGGTGTAGACGATCTGGTCGAAGAGCCGATCGTCTCCCTCATCCAGCCGTCCGGTGTCCAGCCGGTAGGGCGTGGCGGTGAGCCCCAGGATCTTCATGTCAGGATTGATAGCTCGCAAAGCGGCGATGAAGCGGCCGTACATCGTATTGCCGTTGGCGGGGATGAGATGGCACTCGTCCACCATCAGCACGTCGATATGCCCTATGAGCGCAGCTTTACTGTGCACGGTCTGGATACCCGCGAAGATGATCTGGCTACGCGCGTCACGGCGGCCAAGACCAGCCGAGAAAATCCCCGCCGGCGCAAAAGGCCATATCCCGAGCAGTTCAAGGTAATTTTGCTCGATCAGCTCGGCGACATGGGTAGCGACAAGGATGCGCATGTCAGGCCAGCCTTCAACCAGCCGCTTGATGAGAGAAGCCATGAGCAGCGACTTGCCGCAGCCGGTCGCAAGGTCGACGAGCGGATTGCCAGCCGTAGTTGACCAGTAGTCGAAAACGGCGTTCTCTGCTTCTTCTTGATAGTGGCGTAAGGAAAGCATCAAGCCGCCTCCCGCAGCAGCCCAAGCACCCTCGCCCGCTCCTTGATGACGATCTGGCGAACGCGCTCTTTGGTGAGGCCGTGGTCATTGCCGATGGCCTCCAGCGTCTCACCCATCGCCCTGCGCATCAGCATCGTGCCGTTGCGTCCTTCCAGCAGCGAAACAACGCGAGACAGGTCCGTGCCATCCTCCTGATGCGGATCAGTGGAACCCGGCAGTTCCTCAAACGCCGAGAGACTGCAGACCTCAGCGGACCGCGACTTGGTGGAGTTGGTGCGAACGAACTCCTGCGCCGTACCCCGAACGCAGAGGACGGCCCACGTCCAGAAGGTCTCAAGGCGGCATTCGCGATGACGGCGCAACATGACGACCATCGCCGACTGAAACAGCTCGTCGGCCGCGTCATCGTTCTTGGTGATCTTTCGCGCCAGTCTTCGCAAGGCCGGCTCGTAGGCCAGAAGCTTGCGGTCGAACTCGGGACTGCGCGGATTGTTATCGTTGGCAGCGACAAGCGGCGTGCGTGCAGCAAGCGGCATGGTGGTCTCCTCATGTGGTGGTTCAGGCGTTGGTGGCGCCATCAATCCATGTCGTGCCGTCTCGCAGCACATAAGTAATTGTCTCGGCCTCCTCGTCGCAATCCGTTTGCGTGCCGGGGACGAGAGCCGGGATCGTCAGATGCGTAGGGCAGCCCTCCTTTTGCTCGTCGAACGAGATCGGCTTTGCCCATCGTGCGCATGACCAGTGTCCGTCGCCGCCCATCTCCGGCGAGGAATGGATGCACGACCGGCATGTGACGCGCGGCCATGCACTCTCCTTGCAGACAGGCTTGTGCTTGCAGAAGGTGCATTCGAACCAGTCGGCGGCCTCATTGATGCGCGACGGCGGCTCTGGCGAATTGATGATGCGTTCTAGCCGAGCCAACAGACGAATACAGAACTCCGGATCGTATTCGATTCGCTCTGCATAGAGCGTGTCGTCATCTTTACAGCTGACGAGATACAGGCATCGCGACAGGCCGAAGGCATGTAAACCGAGCTGGCACTGGCCGTAGTGGAGCGGCTTCGCCTCCTTGCAGCCCTTCTTGATGATCTCCTTCATGCCTTTGGCGTTGCTCGATTTGAATTCGAGCAGGTGCTCGGTCTTAGGCGCCTCGACGACGCCCATGGCCTTGCCGTCGCACTTGCCGCGGACGTGCCCCTGTACCAGCCTGATCTTGTCCTGCTGGCCGTAGACATCGACGCCGATGCGCTCGAGGTCGGCAACTAGCCTGTCCTCTTCGATGTTGCCGGTTTCGAACAGACGCAGCTGCCGGCCGTGATGCTTTTCAAGCGGCGAGGCCCATCGGAAGGCGTACCAAAGAGCGCGATCGCATGGGTTGTTGGCCTCGCCGACGGATATGCCGAGGCTGTCCCACGACGAGGCTGCGGCTTCGTAGGCGGCATAAATCGCGCGGACCGTGCTGGATTCTGGCTTGGGTAGTGGGGCCAAGGTTACGAGACCTCTTTGTTGATGATGTCTTCAGCCTTGGCGTCGCGCCAATGCGTGGTCTCGCCCTCGTCGTAATAGCCGCTCCCATTCAGGTCGTGGCAGTAGTGCCTAGTGAATTCGACTTGTAAAATTAGCTTGCCGCGCCAGTTTGTTCGGTAACGCGTGCGTCCGGTCCGCTTCATACATCCATCTCCTTCGTAAACAGGCAGCGCGCTGGCTTGTCAGGATCTTGCGCGAAGGACAGACACCAAGACACGCCGTAACGGCGAACCCACTCGTCTGGCTGACCGCCGCCCTGCGCGTACGTCAGGATCGGGCACCAGTTCTCGATCAGGTTGCCAAACTCGTCTTCCCAGTCCTCGCCTTCATCACTGCGGCAGTGGCGGCACCAGCTGCGCTCGAAATCTGCGCCTTCGGTGGAGTTGGCGGGCCTCCATAGCCCGCCTGTCTGGTTCTCGGTGCTCATCAGACGCGCATCGGCATGCAAACGAGCGTCAGCCCCTCGAAGCCGTCGGACGTGATCAGCCCCGGCGTGCCGCCGTCCTGCAAGGCCAGCTTGACCGGACCAGCTGGCAACACATTCAGCACGTCGCGGACGTATGCCGCGTTGAAACCGATATCCATCGGCTCGCCGCTGTATTCCGCCTCAACTTCGTCATTTGCCGACGCCTCGCCAGCTGCAACGGCGAGCGCGATGCTGCCGGGCGCGATGCTGAACTTTACGGCGCGGCCACGCTCAGACGACACCGTCGACACACGATCGGACGCCTTCATCAGTGCATCGCGATCGACAGTCACGACGCGTTCGTTGCTTTTCGGAATGACGCGTTCGTAATCTGGGAACGTGCCATCGATCAACTTTGAGGTAATGCGCACGTCGTCCGAAACAATGCGGATTTTCTGCTGGCTCACAGCCACCTGCACCTTGCCTTTTGGCAACAGGCCAACGGTCTTGCGCGGCACGATAATGCCGTCGAAGGCTGGCAGCTCCGGGCCGATGTGACGCCCGAGACGATGGCCGTCGGTGGCTACGGCTTCCGACTTGACGCCGCCCTTGAAGAAAACACCGTTCAGATAATAGCGGGTTTCTTCGGTCGAAATGGCGAACGACACTGGGGCGAACAGCGCCGCCAGATCGATCTCGAATTCAGCGTCGAACTTGTCGTCGCCGAGCGTTGGGAAGTCATCTGCTGACAGCGTGGCAAGAGAAAAGCGCGACCGTCCGGACTTCACCAGAAGTTTGTCACCATCCAGTGTCATAGTGATGTCGCCGGTTGCCTTGCGCGCGATGTCGTTGAGCAGCTTCGCGCTGACGCAGATGTTGCCTGGCTTACTGACCTCAGCAGGTACGCCTGCGGTGGCGATAATATCGAGGTCGGTTGCCGTGATCGCAAGGCCTTCACCTACGGCAGCAACTTGAACGCTCGACAGGATGGGAATGGTAGATCTCGCCTCGACGACCTTCGTAGTGGCGGCAAGCGCACGCGTCAGGTCTTCCTTGTGGATGACAAGGTGCATGGATGTCTCCTCGGTGATGTGTGGTGGTGCCTGCCGTGGTGAGCGGCAGGCGCGTGGTGTTAGTTGTCGAAGAAGAATGTCGTTCGGACGTTATCCGCGCCGCCGACGTCGAGAGCGACCTTGAGCAATCGCGGGATGGTTCGGCTGAAAAACTCCCCGTTGATCGCCTCAAAATACGGTTCGGTCCAAGACACGAGCGTGTATGGCGAGCCGCCAAGAATCTCCCTGAAGCGCTTTAGATCGCCGGCATCTTCTTGATGACGGTTCAGGTGTGCTGAAGCGTAACGCTGCTCGGGGTAGCCATGTTCTTGGCGCACCTTCTGCCAAGCCGCTTCGAATTCCTGATTGCTGAGATGGCGAACGTTCCCGCCTCCGACATCACCGCTCCAGCCGTTCGGCTTCCCGTAGTCGCGCCATTGAGCCCACTCAATCGGATTGACCCAGCCTTGTTGTTGCGTCACTTGCGTCCAGTCGTACGCAAGCAACTCCGTGAGAGTGAAATATGAGTGCGAGTGCCCATCGCAGCCGTAGTCCTCCATCATCTTTCGATATTCAGGGCAGCAGTCGTCAGGCACGCCACGCGGAGCGTCGATGGGGTTGAAGCCTTCTCCGGTCTTCACTCCTGCAAATCCGCGACCGTTGCGAACGTCGGCCAGAATGGCGAACAGATTGTACGATCTACCGCTGTAAAACTGCTTCTTATAGTCGACGGTCTTTCGTCCCTCATCGTACTTGTCGTCTTCCCATTCGTCAGCAGTGACCCACTGGTCGCCGATTTTCTTTTCAACATAGAAATGGATATCGCATCCCATGCGCAAATCTCCTCTTGTGGTGAAATAGCGGGCCGCTGGTGAGGCAGCCCGCGTTGGTGGTTACTTGCTGCCCCAGGGCCGGCGCGTCGTGCCAGCAGCCACAGCGGCAGGCTTGTTGTCGTTGCTGGCAGCAGTGCGTCGGTTGTCGTTGGCGGCGGGTGGCTGTGGCGCAGGCTGGTTGGCGTCGATCTCAGGCGCCGGAACATTGCCCTCATCTTCAAAGAAGTAGCGTTTGATCTCGGCGCGTGCAGGATAGCCGTTCTGCGCCTTGCCAAGGCCGATCTTCGCGGTGAACGCCAGGAAGTGAAGCTCTTCACTGTCATCGACCGCAGAGACACCAACAGCGCGGCAGAGGCTGGCGAACTGCTTCTGCCCGATCTCCTGGGCTTGCGGGTTGGAGTTTTCGAGATTGTAGGTCGTGAAGAGTTTGCGCCCCTTCAGGCTTTCAGGCTCGATAACAACCATCGTCGTCTTGAGAATGGTGCCGTTGCCTGCCTTCGTCGGGCCGACGTCGCTGGCCTCGATCTCAAGCTTGTAAATGCCGTTTGGAAGTTCGGCATAGTCGTTCTGCTGTGTGTCGTGTGCGGTCGCATCAAATCTTTGACCAAGTCCTGCCATGCGTAGTCTCCTTGTGGTGTGGTGTGGTGGTTTTCTTGTTGTCGTTGGTGGCGATCAACAAGCTGGGCTGGAAGGGCGCATTTAACTTTGCCCCTTTGCGTATGTTATCGTTCGCCCACATAGGGCGCAGGTTTTCTAGAGCCCAACATCTCTTGAAATCGATGTCATCTATCGTCTCGTAGTTGAAGGCAGACCTCGGGATTATGTGATCTACGTGCCATCTGCCGTAGTTCTCCCACGTCATGCCTGGCAGGAAACGATCTTCTAGGTGCTCCTTCAATTGACTTGACGTGTACCCCAGAATTTCAAATGTCTTTCTACCCGCCTTGGAACCTTTTGACAGGCCGCGATGGACGCCAACCTTAATGCTGTTCTCAAGCCGTCCCCTCGGCGTTGCCATTTTCTTTTCGAACTGTTTTCGCCGTTTTTTCTTCACCCTATCAGCGTTTGCCGCCTCCCATTCTCTTCCATAGTTTGGGTTCTCTTCTCGAAACCTCTTGTTGCGCTTAGCTACCTTATCTGGGTTTTCACGCTGATAAGCCGCCGCTCTAGCTCGATGTTTTTCAGGGTCTTTTGCATATATCTCAGCGTGGTAGTTTGGATTTTCCTCTAGCCTCCGGCGGTACCGATCTTTAATTTTTTCGGCATTAGCCAGTCTATAAGCTGCGTCTAATTCGCTCTTGCAGGCCTTACACAAGCTAGAAAGACCATCTTTTCGTCCAGCGTGCTTGCTGAAGTTTTCGCTAGGAAATACACCTTTGCACTTGGTGCAGCGCTTTGTAGACAATCGTCACGCGGCCTCTTCTTCTTCATCAGCAACAGGCGCAGTAACGACGTCAGGCTGTGGTGGGAAGTAAGCGTTCAGCGCCGCAAAGCCCTGACCTTGCTTGTACTCAAGTACAGCTTTCGGGATCTGATACCGATTGCCAGCGATGAAGCCGGGCCGCTCTTGTACAGCGATGTTCACTTCGCCCCCGCCCTGCCCACGTTTCGCAGTTTTCTTGAAGCCCAGATCTTCCTTGGCGATCGACACTCGCTGATGAAGGAAGCCGATTAGATCGGAGGCATCGCAGATTGCGCTGCCCGAATCGTCGCGAAGGTTGAGCATGTAGCGAGGGTAGCTGTCGGTCGTCACGCCGGGCACCGTCTTGGCCTTCACATGCGAGATGAGTACGACGTAGTATCCTGCCTTCTTCAGCTTCAGCAGAAGCTTGATGAATTCAAGCCAGATGGCGTGCGCTGCTGCGTAGCCCTTTCCGAATCCTGGCTCCTCGATGTCGGCCCATCCATTGCGGGCGCAGGCCTCTGCATTGATGAAGACCTCCATACCGTCCAGTGCGTCAAGCACGAATGTTCGTCGATCATGCTCGGCTTCGAGCATGAAGCTGATCTGGTCGACAACATCTTCGTAGCTTTCCGAAACGCCGAACGACTTCATTGGCGCTCCGGCGCTCTGTCTTTCGCCTTCCCCGGTGCGGCAGTAGTATGGTGCTGGCCACTCAGACGCCAAGGTCGTCTTGCCGAGCTTTGCTCCGCCGTAGATCGTTGTGATTGGTGGGTCAGTGTCGGAAGTGTCTTTAAGTTCATCCCATTTGATAGCCATAAGGCCTCCTCAATGTGGTGGTGTGGTGAGAATGATGGCGGCGATGTAGGCGGCGGCCGCAAGGACAATGAGCCACCGCCAATGAGCGATCAGCGCGCGAACAGACGGCAAAACAGCCACCAGAATGCGCCGAGGACGGCGATTGAAACGACCGCAAACGGAAACAGCATCATGAGGCCGACGGCCGCGGCTGCGGTGAGTGCAGCGATGCCGCCGCGTTTCAGGCCACGCGTTACGTATTTGCGTGGCGTCGGTGTGACCGGCACGTGGTCGAGCGGTGGTGCCGTGATGGTTTCGGTGTACCAGGGTGAGGTCATCAGAACGCTCCCAACCAAACACCTACGCCGTGGATGATGCCGACAGGTGCGACGACGCAGCCAAAGGCCAGCAGGATCCACGCACTTGCCTGAATACAGACATAGACGTGCGTCACCCAAGCGGCGACCGCGGCGACAACAGCGCTGAGCGGCACGAGCGTGATCAGTGTCGCGCCGAGGATTGCGAAAGCATCCTTCATAATAGTCTCCTCAATGATGTGGTGAAGTGCGGCTGGTTGGTAGCCAGCCGCATGCGCTGCCTAGGCTGCTTGCTCGTATTCGATCCACGCCTCGACGGCGTCTTTCGCGCCCTTCAATGTGAGACCAGCCACAGCGCGCAGCTCCTTGATCGCGTCGATCTTGAGGCCCAGCGCCGCCATGTTCTGCCACTTGTGGTCATAGATCGGCTTTGGCTCGTGGTGCGTTGCCGTCAGCGTGAACACGCCGAACTGCTTGCCTTTGTATTTTGCAGCGAGGCGTTTGGCTTCCTTCTCGGCCGCATCGGCGGATGTATGGACGTGCGGTGTCGACGATGGTTTGGGCTGGCCGTTTTCGATGAGGGCGACGATGGTGGTAGTGGGTAGAGCTGATGAAGGTCGAACCGTCATCTCGCTCGGCCAAAACGGGAACTCTCGACCGTCATCCAGTTCCACCCTGAACCCCGCCGCGGCATTCGTCGGCGCTGTTTTGATGGTTCCAAAACTCCCGACGAAGTTGACGCGGTAGTTATCGTTTGCCGTGATCTCGACTCGATCACCAACCTTGAACTTCGGCTTGGCGTTGTCGTTGCTGGCCTTGGCGTTCGCGACGACTGGCTCGTCGATCCATTCGGCGATGATGTCGTTGTCTTTCAGGCTCAACTTGTCGTCTCGATGAGATGAGCGACCATCTTCTGCCCATACCGCGCTGGCATAATTGCTGCCGTTGCCGAATACTGCGCAGCTGCCAACAATAAAGGCCGGCCCGACCTTCCGGCCATCGCGCGTCTTGTAGAACTTGCCGGCCTCGATCTTGAGGGTGGCGGGCTGTTCTGGAGTGGTGGTGGAGATGATAGGCTCGATGTCGCGGATGTAAAAGCCACCCGTCTTGCCAGCGAATCGACCAGTCTTCATCAAGACGACGAAGACGCCATAATTGCGCAGCTTCGTGACCTCACCATCGCCTGCCCACTGATCATTCCCGGTCACCTTTACCCGCTCGCCGACGCGCGGCTGCCAGGGTTCGATTTCATCGAGAGTGAGGTAGTCGCTCCAACCGCCAGTGCCGTCGGGCGTGAACCACGGCTCACCATCCCCATCGAGATGAGGTACTTGGTAGACCTTACCGACCTCGATATCGCCCCAGTTGACCAGCGAACGAACCCAGTCACCAACCTTAAATCTCTGCTCACCCATGCCTATGCCCTCCCTGCTGCGCGCGCATTTGCCAGCGACACGACGTTTCCATTGCGCTTTGGCGGTTCTTCATCATGGCCGCCGCGTTGCTCTTCTGCTGAGATGTAAGTTTCGAGTTCGACGTCCTCGAACCAGTAACTTTCGGTCGATCCGCCAAGGCGGACGAGATATTGCGATCCCCAGTCGCGCTGGCCGATAACTTGCCCGACGATCTCCGGTGTCATGCGGACACGTACGAGTTCTCCGCGGTCGAATTCTTTGAGACCCAGTTCGTTGATCTCGCCCTTCATGCCGCTACCCCACGCAAAGCGTAGTCGTTGACCGCCTGCCCGGCTGCCAGATCGTCAGCATTATCGTTCGCCGCGGTCAGAACGCGCGGCAGCGAAACCGGCATAAGGCCGGATAGCGTCGAGCAGCCGCCGTTGTGCGGCGCCAGGTGCGTCGCGCGGTCGGGATTGTTGTCATTGGCGGGGATAAAGGCTCGCTGCTTCTGCAGGCCGTAAGTGCGCCGAAGCCGCTGATATGCAGCCATTGGCTTGACGTTGTATCTGGCGGCGATATCTGCGACGCTCTCACCGTTTTCACGGCGCGCGTGCATATCCGCCAGCATAGTGCTGGTGATAAGCGTCATGTCGTCTCCTCTGGGTGGTGGCCGCCTTGTGGTTGACAAAGCGACAGGGTTGTGAAACTAAACTATTTTTACAAATTTGTCAAGATTTCACCAAGGTGATGCATGCCTGAAGTTAAGTCGCGCCTCCTGCAGTCGATACTGAAAGAACAGAAGCGGAGAGCCGTAAAGGATCGCGCTGTCTACGAAGAACTAGGCGTGCCTCAGCAAACCTTCAGCACCTGGAAAGCTGGCGTCATACCGAGACCAAGACAATTTCCAGCGATTGCCGCGTTCCTAGGCATCCCTGAAGAAGATGTGGCGGAGATGGCTCGTGAAGCGGCCGAAACCTCCCCTTCCATCACGCCCATTACGGTTGCCCGCACCTACGGCAAGATTTCCGACCGCAAGGCTGGCAAATTCAAATTTGAGCCCATCAACGACGGCCGCAAACGCATTCCAGAAGGCCGGTACGCGATCGTCATCGACACGAAAGTGATGGAGCCTGTCTTCCACGTTGGCGTGAAAGCCTGGCTTGACCCTTCCCGCTGGCCTGCTGTCGGCGACGACGTGCTTGCGCACTCGGGCGGCTTCGCCTGGATCGGGCGATTCGAAGGAATGAGCAATGGCGCGGTTCAGCTTAGCCGCTACGACGGATCGCAACTTGAGGTGAAAAACGTGGAAGCTGTTCATGTCATCGTCCTTTCGGAGCGGGTGGTTACGGCGTAGCGGATTGGTGGCCTGCGATGCCGCTTGACAATTCCTACAAATTTGTGTAGGAGATTGGCTGTCCGATGTGGTGTCGGATATGGAATACGCGCTTTGATCCCGCCTTTCGGCGAAGGTCTCCTCGGCGTGTTAGTACGGAGAAGGGGCGGAGTTACGGGTGGTGCCGGCTCATTACGCCCCTTTTCGTTTTTTGCTGCATGCACGACAACGCCGGCAGAGCTGCATGCTCCACCGGCGCTAAATTTTCGAAGTCATTGTTTGCGGTCTTTCTCATAGTCATCTCCCCTTCTGGCATTATTGGTTTTGTTATCGCCAGTTGGTTGCTGGCGTTCAGGGCGGCCCGGTCACTGGCCGCCATCTTCTTCTACGGTCGGGAGCTTCATGCTCCCATCTTCTTCTCGCCGTCATGGCGTTCATGCCGATCAGTGCTTGGGTCGTCGATCGTCTTCTTTCGCAATCCTTAAACATGCGCATTCCCTTTCATGCTGCAGGTTCGTCTTGGGGTCTTTTGCCCTGTCGGCTTCTTGTTTGGCCGCTGTTGATTTTGGTTTTAACACATCTTTTCGTTTCCACAACTAAAAAAAGTTGTGTGACCACTATTTTTTTTCGTGGTAACAAAACCCATGATCAAAGAGCCGCTTAAATTCCCGTTTTCGAAGTTAGCCAAGCTGGTGACGCAAGCCCGTGAAGCTCGTGGCTGGTCACAAGAAGATCTAGCTTTCCGCGTAGGCGTAGTTCAGCAAGCGATATCGAAGATTGAGGACGGCACGACGGTCTCCCCTACGAGCTGGAAAGAGGTAGCTGACGCACTCGACATTGATCATGAGACATTCAAGCGCACATCAGCGGAATCTAAGCGCGATAAGCGGGCTTACTATTCTAGCTATTCTGACGAAGAGATTGCTGCCGAAATACACAATCGGTCCAGCGGCTTCCAGCCAGCTATAACGCCAGGAGAGCAGCTGGTTGGCGATCGGAATTTCCCCATTTATGCAGCTGCTATGGGTGGAGACGGCCATCAAATTGTGACGTTTGATGCTATCGACTACGTGAAACGCCCTTCAATCCTTGAGAACGTAAAGGGGGCGTACGGTCTTTATATCGTCGGCGAGTCAATGTTTCCTGCATTTGACCACGGAGACATGGCCCTCATTCACCCTCATTTGCCATTCGCACGAGAGACGAACGTCGTCCTTTACCACGTGCCACCAACTGGCGAGGGAGACGTAGAGGCAATAGTCAAGCGTCTCGTGAGGTTTAACGACCGAGAGTGGATATTAAGGCAGTACAACCCAGCTCGAGAGTTTCCAGAATCTCGATCGGATTGGACATGCTGCCATAGGATTGTGGGCAAATACGAAGCGCGATAATCACGCATCTAAGACGCCGTCTGGCACATTGCCCAGCGCCAGGAGCACGTGCACCTCTCCACAAACATTCGAAGTCGCGATCACGAATGATTTAGTTTCCGCCAGTCTAGCGGCCAGCCTTTCGGCGTTGTCCGCGGTAGATGTCTGAATTGGAATATCAGGCACAATACCTCCTTTTCGTGCGCGCGTGAAACTCTGAACTAAATACACACCGCTCATTGTTATCTCCCTGCCCTTCAGCCGCTTTAGGATCATCGAAAATTAGGAACATATCAAGAACAAAAATATTCGTCGATTTTCGAAAAATTTGAGAACAACTGTTTTAACTACTTTATTGACAACTTATTTCACCACTGCTATATCTCCTCTTGTACCCAGCAAACCAAGCTGGCCACCACAAGAGGAGATACGCCATGTACAGACCACGTCCTGAAGAGTTTGACGACGTAGCCGTTGCCGCCCAGTCCGACGAGCCGATGAAGCGCCCGGACCACAAGGCCAAGAAGCACGGCAAGCCCAAGACGAAATACGAATACATGCGCCGCTTCCCCAAGAAGCCGCGCAACGGCGAGGAAGTCGGCGGTGGCCACTTCGTATTCCGCCGCGGCGACAGCACTGGACGCATTCGTCCCTGCATGTGGCCATTCGAGCATCCCTCCTACGATTCAGCGCTGGTTGAAGCCGCGCGCCTGCACAAAGAGCACGGCGGCACCTTTGAAGTGTTCGTTCGCGTCGGTGGCGTTGAGCCCCTTGAGGCTGGCGAATGATCGCGGCCACGGCGAAGGTGCCGACAGTTCAGCAAATCATCACCGAAGAGCACGCCGGCCTGTTGAAGGACATAGCCAGTTTTCTGGCTTTGTCGCTCTTCATCACCGCAGTGCTGATCTGGGCTTACTGAAACACCACCAACCACCACACCCGAGGAGAGACAAATGTCGAGAAGACGCGACACCACCTACACCCCTGCCCCGTACGCCGGCGACGGACTTGAAGTCGTAGCCAACCTTTCATCCGGAACCGCACCGACGGCCGTTCTCGTCGCAGTCGCCAAATGGCACGAGCGCAAGAAGGACGGCCGCAACCGCGTCATCGCCTCCAAGCTGCGCGAGCTCGTAGCGGCAAATGATAATGGGAGGAGAAGATGATGGGGGCGGCCGATACCATTTCAGATTTGCGATCGCTCCTCAGCATCGTTGCGGAGGAAACTGGTGCATTGAAGGTGGAGGACGCTGACGAGGACAGCATCGGCTGGACAACGGAAGGCCCGCTGCCAATGACGTTCGGCCACGTCCGCCGCGCTCATGCTGCGCTCGCCGCCCTCGAAGCCACCCTGTCCGCTGCGGAGCCGGTGGCGTGGTTGGTGAGGGTGTACGCGAACGATGGGTCGTTCATCGATGAGCGGGTATATCGCGAAAAGCCTGACATTCGCAGCACGGCAAGAACTGATTTCATTCCGCTCTATGCCGCCCCTCCCGCGCCATCCGTGGCCTTGAAGGCTTTGAAGCCGTTCGCCGCCGACGCTGACATTTACGATGGGCAGAACATCGATGACGGGGAAAAGTCTTTCAACGACAACATCACCGTTGGAGACTTGCGCCGCGCCAGAACCGCATATGCCGCCCTCTCCGCACAGGTGCAGGACGAAAGCGATATCGTTGATTGCCTGTCGGCAGGGAAGCCATTCGTGTTCGACCCGGCAACCAACTTTTGCCACGCAGACGACGGCGGCGCTCCTGAGCACGGCATCAAATACATTCCCGCCGCACAGGTGCAGGACGTGGCGGGGTGGCAGCCAAAAGAGATAGCAACTTGGGAGGATCAGCAGGCTTTCGAAGCATGGGCCCAAGGTGAGCGCTACGAAATGCATCAGAACCCGCTGCACTATCTGTTCATGGCCCCCAAGACGAATGCCGCAAGGCAGGGCTGGAAAGCGGCGCTACAGTTCATTCGCGACAGGTCCGCCGCAGCACCCGCAAAGCAGGAGGCCAGCCATGTCACCAGCCAATGACAATGCCCCTCGCCTCATGGGTAGAAGAGAAGCCGCCGCCTATCTCGGCATAGGGCAGTCAACGTTCTCGCTTTGGGTATCGACCCACAAGATGCCGGCAGCTATTGCCGGCACTCGCAAGTGGGACAAGCGAGCGATTGACGCTAAACTCGACGAGATAAGCGGGCTCCTGCCGGCAAACGACAATACCGAGGATGAATTCGAACGATGGGAGCGCGAGCAAAATGCGCGAAAAGCTCAAGGGTCTAGCTAGGGTCAAGAAGCGGCTGGCGAGCGGCAAGACCATGACATACTGCTACGCCTGGCGCGGCGGCCCGCTGTTGAAAGACAAGGCGGGCCGACCGTTGCAACCGGGCGATCCTCTGCTCGTGCGGGCATTCGTTGAGGCCACCAAAGATCGTTTCGTTGATCAGACCGACAACATGAATCGGTTGATTACCGAATACAAATCATCGACGGATTTCACCGGCCTCTCTCCAAAATCGCAGAAGGAATACAGCCGCTACATCGACAAGGTGCGCGATGCATTCGGCACGATGAGCCTCGTCGCTATCCAGGACAAGCGCGCTCGAGGCAAATTCAAGGAGTGGCGTGATGGCATGGCCGACAAGCCTCGCAGCGCCGACTTCGCGTGGATGGTGCTTGCCCGCATACTGTCGGTGGCAAAGGACCGTGGCCGGATCTCGATCAACCAGGCAGAGCGCGGCGGGCGCATCTATAGTGTTGATCGCAATGAAAACATCTGGACCGATGAAACCTTGGCTCGCCTTTTCGCCGTAGCGTCGGAGGAAATCAAAGCTGCAGTCATCATGGCGCTTTGGACGGGCCAACGTAAAGGAGACATTCTTAAGGCCCCATGGAGCGACTATGACGGTTCACACATCAAGGTGAAGCAGGGCAAGACTGGCGCGCGCGTGAAGATACCGGCTGGCGCCGAGCTGCGCGAGTTGCTGGACAGCATGCCGAGGATTTCGCCCACCATCCTCACCAACAAGCGCGACAAGCGCCCTTGGACCTCTGACGGGTTCAATACCAGTTGGACGAAAGCAAAAGCCAAGGCCAGCATCACTGATCTAACCTTCCATGACCTCCGCGGCACGGCAGTCACTCGTCTGGCGATCGCAGGCTGCTCGGTGGCGCAAATCGCAGCGATCACCGGCCACAGCCTCAAGGACGTCGAAGGCATTCTTGATGCCCACTATCTCGGAGGTAAGGCCGCGCTCGCCGAGGAAGCGATAAAGAAGCTAGAAGATTATCGCGCAACGCCAAATAAGAAGCCCGCATGA